AGTTCGTTGATGTAGTTCGCGTCCAAAACGCCGTCGATATCGATGCGGCCTAAGCGCCTGTACAGTTCCTCCACGACGCCGGGCTTGACAATGCCGTCCAAATAGGCGATGCACAGTTGCGTGTTGGTCTGCTTTCCCAGCGCATAATACCGCATTTTTAGCTTCTCCGTGCGAATCTTACGCCGGACAAGGGCGAGATTGGTCATCATAACCTCTGTAAACCCTTCGCGCGGTCCGCTCAGGATCTTTTCTCCATCCGGTTCGGAAATCGCCCTGCTGTCGAAACTCTTCGTGCTGAAAAGCAACGCCTCTTTGATGCCGTCAATGACCAGCAGCGTATCGCCATAGGTAATGCCGCGAATGATCTCTTTGTAATCGGCAGTTTTTTGCACGCCGTCGACCTGTAACACCTTGGAAAGCAGCACGTCGACCGCTGCCGCTCCGCGCGGCATTTTTTCAAGCTGCGTAAGGGGACGAATCAGATAATTATTAATGATGGACGAATCAATCAGGCCATCGCAAAAGACCAAACAAACCCTGATATTTCTTTCCACACCCGTGCGCATTTCCCGGAACTGTACCGGATCATCATCCGCAAACACCTTCTTGAGAGAATCGACATCTTCCTGATAGCGTCCGGATAGCGTCCCCTGCTTCTGCGGCGGGAACACTGCATCGTGTTGATCTGGTTTGTTTCCTTTCTTTTTTCGCAGATGAAACCAACGCATGGCATTCTCCCCTTTACCGCGTAGTATTTGGAGAACGCCGGAATCTATGCAAAGTTTTACGCCTACATCGCGCAAACGAATCGTTTCAGACGATGGATTTTTTCTTACCAAGGCCGTGGAAGCCGGGCGCACAATGGCCCCCATTTTGGTGGAGCGGCTGAACGCGCACGTCGAACACATCGCCATGATCGAGCGCCGACTTGCGGGAATTCATACCGAGTACGCCATGCCCGACCGCGACGAACTTGTTAAAGTTTTGCGTGACCGGCTGGCCGAGGCGACGGACAACGCCGCAACCGACCGCGCGCTGGTCATCCGCTACGTCGAATCGGTGGTTGTCTACGACGATCACGTGGACGTGCATCCGCGTTCGTGGTTTCCGTGCATCCGCCAGCTTCTTTTTCGCTGTCAGATGTGTAATCAGTTTCCCGTGCAGCGTGTATTCCGTAGTTTCCACGCCCGCTTCGGTCGTAATCTTTTTCTGCGTGCGCAGCCCGCCGGCATTGTACTTAAACTCCACCAGCTTGTCCGGCTCCGACGCGTACACCGTCGCCCACGAGCTCAAGTCGCCGTTCAGCCCCGTGTTCACCTTCAGCGCGCCGTTGTCCAGAATATAGTTGATGCCCTTGGGAATTTGCACCGCGTCCTGGTCGGCAATGCTGCTCTCGTCCGTGTATTCGGGATCGGGCGTGTCATTTTCCGGGTCCTCGTAGTCTTCGGCCTCTTCCTCGCCCGGAACGTAGTCCTCCTCAATTCCGGGGTCGCTCTCCTCCGCCGGTTCCTCTATGTCGGGCACGATTTCGTCGCCCTCAATGTTTTCCGGTTCCGCAATCTCGGGTACTGTCAAGAGTTTTTCGGACATATTCACAGTCTTCTCTTGGTGCGTTAGGTGGGTTACTTTATTCTACCAAACGGCTTTGTATATATTCTATCCTTTTACCCTAAACTAAATTCGCAAAACTTGTCATATTTTATCGCAACTTATTCTTCTTTATCTGACTTCTTTCCATTTGAGACTGCGAACGAATTTGCGCATAACTCCTGACACTACCACTAAATGGGGCAGTGTTGTTCGTATAGGAAACTCAAAAACATAAAAACACAAAATGAGCCCGCACCAATTGCTTGATGCGGGCGCAGAGGGTTAAATTGTCCACTAAAATGGCTATCAGTTGCATGGATTGATCAACGCAACTGCATGAATTTTGTAAACAGCCATACACCATACATTGCACCCAATCGTATAGATGTGCCGCGCTGTTAGAAAACTACGTTTACGCACAAATCATCTGAATAAGCGCCTTCAATATTATGGAGATACAGTTCCATTGCGGAAATGTGGTCATCCTCCATACTGACATGGATAGACACGTTGTTTGACAACCAAATGCTTGTGTAATCGCTCTTCTCATCAAGCATATAAGTAACGTTTATCGTATCCAGCCACGCGCAAAGCTCAACAACAGACGGATACAATATTTCAGATTCTGCTTGTGCACCCGCACTACTGGGGCCAATTTGCGTAGTGTTTATGATATACATGCCGGTAATTATGTCTTGCAACATTTGTTCTTTGTCTTCAATGTTTTCAATTTGCGCTACAAGCCATTCAATGTCCAAAGGAGTAGTTTCGATCGTCATTCCTTCTTCCGTAAGCAATTCACCATCAATAACAATGGCCTGTGTACTGCAATTGCCAAGCACTCCAGTAATGATAAAAAACATGCATAGTATTTTCTTCCAGACTTGCATATAATCCCCCCGCTTTCTTTAATATGTGTTTTTTATTCGAACTATAAATATAGCAATCCAACAGCATGCAAGCCGGGCGCACAATGGCCCCCATTTTGGTGGAACGGCTGAACGCGCACGTCGAACACATTGCCATGATCGAGCGCCGACTTGAGGAAATTCATACCGAGTACGCCATGCCCGACCGCGACGAACTTGTTAAAGTTCTGCGTGACCGGCTGGCCGAGGCGACAGACAACGCCGCAACCGACCGTGAACTGGTCATCCGCTACGTCGAATCGGTGGTGGTCTATGACGATCACGTGGACGTGCATATCTTCCCACAATTTTTGAACAGCACATTCCTGCAAATTGCCCAAAAAGCAGAACAACCTTCCGAAGAAGGTTGTAAAATACGTGGCTCCTCAGGTGTGGACTATATCCCGTTGACTAACTTTGAATCGGCAGAAAAACCGGATTCGTTCCCAGCGAGATTCAGAATACCGCGTGAACTCGTGGCGTGAAAAACGAATGAACTAAAATTTCACATAGACGGCATCAGGCGCAGAACGCGCCCGGTGCCGTATTTTTTGTGAACTTTCAATAGAACGCGCGCGCGCGATCCCCTGCCCTACGCTACGGGCCCGAGAGGTGAATGAAATAGATAAAAAAAATCAAAAAACTAGCGGAACTTTGGGCTCGAAAGCACCGCTGGCGGCGCGGCGGGCGGAGCAGTACCTATTAAAAGGCGCGCGCACGGGCACGTGACGCGTCACGCGCGATAAAAGCGATCCCCTATGGGGATCGCATCCACGGCGTGCACGTGACACGCGTTGCGCGATAAGAGCAACCCCTACGGGGTTGCTACCAGGGCCGCGCTGCGCCGCGTGATGCGTCACGTCATGCGTTGCGCGATAAGGGCAACCCCTACGGGGTTGCTACCAGGGCCGCGCTGCGCCGCGTGACGTGGCGATACCACGGAGGCCGAGCCTGCCACCCAGGCCAAGCCCGACGCACTGGCCGAGCCTGTCACCCAGGCCGAGCAGCCCAGCGCCGCGACGAGGCCAAGGCCACCCAGCCACCCAGCCCGAGCAGCCCAGCGCCACGACGAGGACGGCAGGCAGAGCCCGACGAGGACGGCAGGCAGAGCCCGAGGGCGAGAACGGGCCGGGAAACGGGCCAGGAAACGGGCCACGTTCGGCACCGAGGCCGAGCGGCCCGTCGAGGCCGAACCCGCCACCGAGGCCGAGCAGCCCGTCGAGGCCGAGCGGCCCGCCGAGGCCGAACCCGCCACCGAGGCCGAGCCCGGTAGGGATCGGCCGGCCATGTCGGCGAATCGGCGGGGTTTGCGGATTCGCAACGCGCAGGGCGCGAAACAGGCCAAAAAGATCGCCGAAACCATTTCGGGGAGCAATAGGCGAGAGCGGAGCCGGAGCCGATCTAGGCCGCCAAGCCTCGCACGTACACGTACACATGCGCGAACAAATAACCGCACATGCACGCGTTGCCGCCGAAAAAAATTTTTTTACTCCCCGTAGGGGAGTAAGACAGGCTGAAAAACCAGCCCCCGCCGCACTGGCCGCCGGGCCGTGCTATGATTTTGCCGTCGGCAGGACAGGCCGCCAGGCCGCCGCCGAACATCACGACGAGGAGGCAGACCCCATGACCACCAGCACCACCAACGCCGCAATTTTCACCCCGAAATCCTTGACCATGAACGGCAAGACGTTTGACGCCGGATACAGCGTAACGCCTTCTGGAACCGTGTACGTGTTCGTGACCGTGCAAGACGGTGACAAACCCGCGAATCTGCGAATCAAGATTGACCAGTCCGACGCGAACTATCCCGCCGCCCTGGCCGCCGCCCAGGCCGAACCCGCCACCGAGGCCGAACAGCCCACCCAGGCCGAGCCCGCCGCCCAGGCCGAGCCCGCCGAGGCCGAACCCGCCGCCGAGGCCGAACCCGCCACCGAGGCCGAGCAGCCCGCCGAGGCCGAACCCGCCGCCGAGGCCGAACCCGCCACCGAGGCCGAGCAGCCCGCCGAGGCCGAACCCAATCCCAAAAAGGCGCGCGGCCCGGTTCCCGAGAAACTGTTTGTCGGCCTTGAGATTAAGGGCAAGGGCTGGAAAATTGTTTTCGATGGAGGGTATGACCGAACCCGTGTAATCTTCAAGCGCAAGCCCGGCAAGGCCGCCGAGGAAGCCGTGAAGAAGGCCGGTTTCTACTGGTCGCCCGTGCTGGAATCCTGGAATAAAAAGCTAACGCACAAGGCGTTTCGGGCAGCGCAAGCCCTGGCGCTGGAACTCCGCGCGATATGCGGATAAACGCCTTGAAACCGTTCCGCCCGACGAGGCCAGGCGAGCCCCTGGCCGAAACGCCCCGGAACCATTTCCGGGAGCGTCGCGGAAAGCTCAACGCGCCGCAAAAATCACGCAAGGAGGATCACACCATGAACGGCAAAGTCATCGCCTTCCCGGCCCGTGAACGCCTGCCAGAAATTCCAGTGCACGCCGACGCCCGCGAGCTGAACCTTGACGCGCTCGCCGCCCGGATTGACTACCAGAAGCAGCGCGAGCAGCCCACGCAGAACGCGCACGGCGTCCATGTTGGCGACCTGTTTTATGATTCCTGGGGCTATGAGCAGACGAACATAGACTTTTACCAGGTTGTCGCCTTGAAAGGCAAGGCAACGGCCATTATTCGCAAAATCGCGGGTGAATACATAGGCGGGTATGCAATGTCCGGAAATGTTCGCCCAATTCGAAACGCCTTTGACGGCGCGGAAACGTTCCAGCGCAGGACGCGAACAGGGTACAACGGCAAACCCGAGATCGGGAGCCCGCGCGGTGACAAACACCACCTCTGGCCAACTTCCGACGACACCAAACACGGATACAGCAGCTATTACTAATCCGCCCGACGAGCAGCCAGGCGAGCACCTGGCCGAAACGCTCCCAAACCGGGAGCGTCGCGGAAAGCTCAACGCCGCAAAAATCATCAAGGAGGATCACACCATGAACAGTTATTTGCCGAGCGTCATTTCCTGCCTCAAATCCCGTATCGCCTGGTACGAAAAGGCCGTGGCTCTTTCAACGGGCGAAATGCCCTGGGAAAACGGTTTTAACTTTCCATCATCGACGCTCGAACGCTCGAATGCGGCGTCTGTATGGGAATGGCGCGGAGCCATTCGTGAAATGAAAAATACCTTGGACATGCTCGAACACGCCGCCCGCCTATAAGCCATAGCCCATCCGCCCGACGAGGCCAGGCGGCCCCTGGCCGAAACGCTCCCAAACCGGGAGCGTCGCGGAAAGCTCAACGCCGCAAAATCACGCAAGGAGGATCACCCCATGAAAACCGCCGAAATGTTCGCCCGGATCAACGCTATCAAAGAGTTTGACGGCCTCGACGCCGACGCCCGCGCCGCTCTTGAAGCCCTCTCGTTCGAGCTATTCCAGGAAATGAGCAAGACGCCGAACGCCAGCAACAAGGCCGCGACAAGCGTTATTTCCCGGATGCTCAAGGCCCAGCAAAAGAACATGCGCGAATGCCTGCGCTATGCCTGGATCGACAAGAATGGAATGCAATGCACCTGCGACGGATTCCGGGCCTTTCGGCTCCGCGATGCCCTGCCGCTTCCGGCTCTGCCCGATGGCATAGACGCGCTGAATCTTGATAAAATCTTTGAGCCCGCGACGAACCGAAAAAGCGTCATAATCCCTTTTGAGGACAGGGGACGCATAAAAGCATTTATCGAGATGGAACGCGCCGAGCGCGGAAAGAAGCATATCCCGCTTTGGAGCTTCGGGCCCGATCTTCCCACGGTGAACGCCGTGTATCTCTACGAGCTCTTGACCGTATTCCCGGACGCGCAACTGTTCGCCGATCCAGACGACCCCACCATGCCGGTTTATGCCGCTTCGAGCTTGGGAGACGGATTAGTGCAGCCCGTTCGCGTGAATGAAAAGATCGCCCGCGCAAAAGCCCGGCAGATCATCCGGCGCGCCGTGGCCGCCGATCCGAAGCGGCCCGAAATTACGCTTGCGGACTTCGCCGCAATCGCCACCGCGAACGTCGCGTAAACGCCCCGAAACCGTTTTGCACACCGACCGCCCCGCCCGCCGGGCTGCACAATAGGCGGGCAGGAGGGCTCATAATGGCAAACGTGATTCGCGTTATGCTGATCGTCTGCGCGGTGCTGATCGTAAACGGCCTGTTCCAGCTTCTGCGCGTCGCCGCCAAAGCCTCGCGGAAGGACGCCGCCAGACGCGGCCGGGAGTGTGCGAAGCGGGTGAAGCGGGTGAAGGCGACCGAGCACAAGGCGACGCCCACGCAGGAACCGAAAGCGCCCGCAAATCATTCCGGCGAGCTGCCGGCAATCGAACCCGCAAAAAAGCGCGGACGCCCGCGCAAAGAACCGGCCAGCAAGCCGACGTCCGCCGCCGTTTCAACCGAGCCAAAGGCGGAGCCCGTGTCCATGCCCGCGCCGATGTCCTCCGCTGGTTTTTCCGGGGAGATCGTCGCCTTCACCGGAGCGCTGGAATGCGCGACGCGGGAAGCCGCCATAGGCCGCGTAAAACTCGCGGGTGGAAAGGCATATCCCAGCATGCCAGCCGGTGTAACCCTGCTTGTCGTCGGTGACAAGCCCGGAAAAGGCAAACTTGACAAGGCGCGCCGTTGGAATATTCCGACCATCGACGAGGACGAATTCAAGCGCAGATGCACGGAGCGCAGCACATGCCCGGCGACAGAAAAGCCGGTGCCGGAAACGCTCACGCTTGATGAATTTGCCGCCCGCATCGCAGCGCTTTAACGCCGCGAAACCATTCCGCCCGACGAGCGCCAGGCGAGCACCTGGCCGAAACGCTCCAAAACCGGGAGCGTCGCGGAAAGCTCAACGCCCGCAAAAATCACGCAAGGAGGATCACACCATGGAAACCAACGATACCGCCGCAAAGAAAGAACTTACCCTTGAACAGTTTGTAAACGAATATGCCCGCCCATCAGACGCGGCAGGGCACTACGTCCGCAACCGCGAAACCGGAAAGCTCGAATTGCACTTTGAGCGCGAAGCCTATCAGGCTTTGACCGACAAGCAGAAGGCCGACATCAAGAGCGCCTTCTTGTGGGGTCGTAATTCGGGGTGCTGGATTTCCCGCGCGAAAGAGCCGAATTTGTGGCGCGCAGAGCGCGTCGCGCAGGCGCTCGGCCTTTCAGACGGTGGAAAAACGGGCGAGCGCCTATCATTTGCGGAGCAGATCGAGCGCAAGCAAGAGCGCGCGGAAGCGAGGGCTGACCGGTACGAAACGCATGCGGAGAACGCCGCCAGGCGTGGGCAGGCGCTTCAAAAGCCGATCAGCGACATGCACGGGGACATTGCGTTTTTCACCCAGCCCAATATCAATAGCTCCGCGGGCCGCGCCTTCACCCGCCGCCGCGAGCGCATGTTTGCATCATTCGAGCGCGGTTTTAATGAGTACCGCAAAAGCGAGTATTTCCAGGATCGCGCCAGTATTGCCCGGCAAACCGCGAGCGGCGAAAAACTGAACGACAAAGCTTTTGTAAACCGTCGAATCCGGGAGGGCGAAAGCGAAATCCGCAAACTGAAAAAGCTCGTGGAGAACCGCGAAGCCACCTTGCGCAAAATCGAAAATGGAGAGGACGTAAAAACCTACGCCGGGGAACTGGTTTCACGCGAACAGGCGGAAAACTGGCTCGAAAGAGTGCTTGACCTTCTGGAGGCGGAACTTGACAAACTCGGGTTTTACCAGGAACGGCTTGATGAATTGGGCGGAATCGAATATTCGCAGGAGAATATTCGCCCGGGGTTCATCGTGAATATCGACCGGTGGGGAGAATGTCGCGTTGTTTCCACCGGGCCGAAGAACTTCACCTATGACGTGCTTAGGGTTTCCGGTGCGATCTTGACCGCCGATTATGCCGAAATAACCGCCATCGTCAGCGCCCGCGAGGCGCAGACGGAAGCCCACCCGTTTGTAGTGGGCGATACCTACACGTGCCATCGCTGGAATGTTGAAAAGCGGGCGGCTGAAAAGGTCACGTTCAAGATCATCCGCGCCACCGACAAGAGCGTCACATTGCAGGCAGACAGCGGGAAACCGTTTGTCCGCAAGCCCGCAAAGGTTGCATGGAGCGACAACGGCGAATGGAGGCTTTGCATCACCGACTGGAACGACGGCATAGTGTATAAGCTCCCGAAGGCATAATGCCGCGAAGGCGTTCGGGAGCGGAACGCGCCGGGCGAACAACATCGTCCGGCGTGCCTGAATACTGCAATCAATAACGCCACGCCACCATTTCATCGTACCGCCGCGCCCAACCTAAAAGCGTGCACGCCGCTAAAAAGTTTCCAATGGCCGAAGGTTCCGCCCCACGGGGCGGGTATTCCGGCGCATCGGAGGCCCGCCCTGCCCTGCCCTTGGGTTTTACATAATGGGATGGAGTGTTAAACTCGCCTCTGATGAATCGCTTCCTATTTAATATGCGTGATAACGCGGGTGGTTTTTGGCATCAGTTTACCATGTGCGCATTATGTCAAACTTATGAGCGCCAAAAAGGTACAGGCTACCTTTCTCCCACCAGTTTGAACTTCCGCAAACTCTCGTCGATCTCGTCTTGAATGACGCCGATATAAACCAGCGTGTCCCGCTGGCTGTTGTGCCCGAGAATGCGTTGCAGGCTCACCACGTCGCCGGTCATTTTGTAGTAGTGATACCCGAATGTTTTGCGCAGGGTATGGCACCCGATCCGGTCTTTGACGCCTGCCGCGCGGCATATTTTGTTGATGATCTGCCATGCCCGTTGGCGCGTGATGGGTTTCGGCCCGCCCGTTTTGCGGTCTTTTTCGCGGGATTGGAAAAGAAATTCCTCCGCCGGGCGTCCTGCCGTCAGGCGGTTGATCTCGCGGCGCGCCGCCGGATTGATGAGAATGCGGGTGTCCTTGCCTGTCTTTTGGGCCACGGTGCGGGCGTACTCCTGCCCGCGCAATTCCTTCACGCGATAACGGCGGATGTCGCTGATACGTAGCGACGTGTTAAAACCGACCACGAGCAGCAGTTCCCAGCTCGGTTCACGTTGCTTCCGGTGCCGGTCATGCTCACGCGCAATCTCGAAGCACCGTTCAAGTTGATCCTTGTCCCGGATCGGTTGGACTTCCTTCACGGGTTTACCTCCCCTCAATTATGTCAAACCCATAGGGCTAAAAAAATCAGCCCCGGAAGGATCGCTCCCCCGGGGCTGCATGATGGAAATATGTGTTATTGATTCAGCTTAGCAAACGTGACTTCATACGTTCCGTAGGCCGTAAGGGCAACGAGGAAGGCGTTCACGGCGGCCAGCGGGGCGTTCTGTAGTGTAATTCCGGACGTGAAGGCTGGGGATTTTCCAAACCTTGTCGAGAGGTACTTTCAGGAACTGGACAATGAGCAACGTGGCGGCGGTCGCGCCCGCGAGCGTCGCCAGGTATTCCCATGTGTAGGGCGTGTTCGGCTGCTCCGTCACCGTTTCCGAAATCACGGTGGTTTCCGTGCCGGTCGCCTCCTCCGCAATGGCGACAAACGGAACGACAAGCGTCAGCAAAGCGAGCGTGCACAGGATAAAAACAACGATCTTCTTCATGGGTCTATCCTTTCTGCCTCATGGAGGCCCGTCCTGATGGCGAAGCCGGGTTGCCTTCCGCGCTGCGGAACCGGCTTTCGCGTGATGTATAGCGCCTCATGCGGGCGTAATAACGCACGCGCACTCGTTGCGCACTCGAAAAAGGTTCCGCCGGGAAAACCGCAAGCGCTCGCGCTTTTCAGTCCTCGTCCGGCGGATAACTGGGAAGCCCGAGAATTTCTTCCTCGTACCGGGTGGCAAGATGGTTCCGGCCCTTCGCTGCATATTTCGCATGCCAGTCCACAATCTCGCGCTTTTTCTCGGGCGGGCACCAGCCCTGTTGTACATAGAAGTCGTGCATCTGGCAAAGCCTGTCGCGCTGGAGCTCTGCCACATCGTCGGCAATGCTTTCAAGCGCCTCCAGCACGCGGCACTTAAAAGCCTCGTTTTCTTTCTTCTCCATCTCCTCGGCCTTCATCCTTTCAACGGTCGCGGCCTTGCGCTTGGCGATATGGGCCCGGATGGGTTTCCATAGCACCAGCGTCAAAAGCGCAATGATCGCGGAAATGCTCCCCGCGATTTTGCCCGCGTCGTTGATGGTTTCAGGCCCTATCACGTCGTGCCGCTCTCCGCGATCTTTACATCTGCGGCGGCTGCGAGCGTGCCGCCATGCTCCGCCTGAATGGCGCGAAGCGCATCCTTGTCCCCCTCGATCACGAGGACATAGGTGTCCTGATCCGGCTCCTCGGGCGTGGGCTCGGGGCTCATAGCCTCCAGCAGCGCATTGTACGTCTGCGTCCCGAATACGCCATCCACGGTAAGCCCGCGCGCCTTCTGGAGGGCAGACACCGCTGTTTGCGTTTTCGTCCCATAGTCGCCGTCAACGCCGTCTTTTGCCGGGCCGTAGGTGCCCAGGTTGTACCCCAGGCCCTTGAGCGCGGTTTGAAGCTCTTTCACATCATCGCCCTCATCGCCCTTGCGAAGCGTCCGGTCGCCCAGCTTGTACACCGTAGGCGTGCCGGTTTCGATCTTCATGCCATAGTTCGGCCTGCCATACCCAGCGATCCTGGCATAGGTCAGTTTGTACTTCTTCGCCTTCACGCCTCCGCCGTTGGCAACCACGCCGCTCGCTCCGCTCGTGTTGCCCTCAATGGTGTACACATAGGTCTTGTCCACGTCATACACCAGGCCAGTATGCGCAACGGCATTCGGATCGCTCCGGTCACTCGGCCAGAAAAAAATCTGGTCGCCGGGCTCCGGGCTGTCATGCAGTTGCCCCTTTGCCTTGAAGTAGTTCCGGGAATACCTGCATCCAGCACCGCTCGATTTGAGCGGCTGGCACAGCAGTTTCCGCCCTTCCTCCGCACCGTATGCCTGCACAAAGCACCAGTCCACAAACACGTCGCACCATGCGACGCCCTGCTTCTTGCCGTTGTAGTAGCCGGTAATGGCGTCCATGTCGCGGGCATACTTGGTATAGTTTTTGCTCCCCGCGTTGGCCGTCTTGTCGTCCAGGCTTTTACTGCTGGCTTTTTCGAGATAGCCAACCTCCGCCTTGGCAACGGCAATCACCTTTTTGGGGTCATATGCCATGTCGTTTCCTCCTTCGTTTTCCTCGGGTGCGGCGGTGCCTCCGATAAAGAATTCCACCGTTTTCCCGCCCATGATCCGGTTGAGATCGACGTTCCCGGAGATTCCGGCAACTTTCCCTTTGCTCGTGTACTGCCACAAATGGCAAGCATAGTCGGGCTCCGTTTCCGGCTGCCCGCTGTTCTTGCCATAGCGCGGTATCCACACAAACGCAAAGCTCGCATAGTCCAGCGCCCATGTCTTGTACAGGTGATGGCCGATGTACACGCCGACGCGCGCATTGCTTCCGGCCAGTTCCTTGAGTCGGAACACGAACGCATTGACGATAGATTTTGCAAAGCCCTTGTCCTTTTTTTCTGCGGCGGTAATGCTGCTGTATTCGCAGTCAACCGCATAAAAAAGCGGCGCACCTTGCGCCGCCGATTCAAAGAACACTTCCGCTTCGGCAATGGCCGTATCAAAATCCAGCGCCTTAATGTAGTGGTACACCCCATAGGGAATACCGTTCTCCTTGCACCCTTTGGCGTTCTCCTCGTAACGGTTATCCCTCTTTTCCCCGACGGATGCACGCAGGATGCAGAAGGATAATTCTTCCGCCGCCTTTTTCCAGTTCACTTTCCCTTGGTAATGGCTTACGTCTGCGATTTTCATTCTCCGCAAATTCCCTCCTCGCCCGTTCGTCTGCCATACTCCCGGCGGTCAAAAGTGCCGTTATCAGCATGCCAACAAACGCCGAAAGCGGGACGATCCAAAATAGATGCCACATGCTCATCATATCGGGATCGCCTCCCCGCTCTCGCACCACGCCTGGAATCGCGCTCGTATATCGTCCTCAAGTCCTTGCCAGGGCTCAACGCCACGAACGACTTTGATGGATATGTCATACTCACGGATTCCCATGTCCGTATCATAAACACGAACCGCTGGCACAAGATAGACATCCACCGTACCGTCGTTCTGCGGCTCAATGCAGTAAAATTCCCTTCCGGGATGATCCCGCGCGCTATTCATTTTCTTCTGCCTCCCGCCTTTGAAAGTACACATTCTCGGAAATCCACCTGCGCATGTTGTAGCCGTTCTTGTGTTCCATCAGGCCCATATGGCTGTGAACAGTATTAAGCGCCCTTTCAAGGGTGATCTCTCCGTCGGAATACTGATTCATCACCTCTTTCAGCGAGCGCTTCATGTGCTTTGTCGTTTGCTTGCGGGGCCGTATGCCGTGCGGCGTGATCCGGCACCCAACAAATTCGCATCCCTGTAACGCCGGATAAATGGCCGTCTTTTTACTCATGGACAATTTGAGCTCTCGGCGCATGAAATCCTCCATCAGGCCGCGTGTTTCTTCCGCTGTTTCCTGACCGCGCACAAGCGCAATCACATCGTCCATGTATCGGTCGTAAAAGTGCAGTTTCAGGGTGTGTTTACAGTACTGGTCGAGCGGATTCAGGTACATGTTTGCGGTTTCCTGCGAAGTCAGATTGCCAATTGGCATTCCAACTTCATAAAGCCGCCGATCCGGAGGGCAATCCGTGGCGCTCGCGCCTTCCGGAAGCCCGAACGGCATATCCGGGTTGTTGATGATCGTGTCTATCAGCCACGCAAACCACGCATCGTCCGTCACGTCGTCGTAGATGTCGAGGATGATTTCGTGATCTACGCGATAGAAAAATTTCGACACGTCGGCCTTAATGATTCGCCACTCTTTCGCGTCCGGTTTCCGGCTTACGAGCTGAACCCACGAAAAGACCTGCTGGGCCGCCGCAAGCGTCCCCTTCCTCTCCCGGCATCCGTATGTGTGATCGATAAATCGCTTGTCGATAAAGGGATTGATCTGCCGGTAAATGGCCCATTGAACAACCCTGTCCCGGAATCCCAGCGCCATAACCAGGCGCGGTTTCGGGTACTGAACGTAAAACGACCGGTATCGCCCGACCGCATAGGTCATGTTGATCAGGTCGCATTGTATGTCGAAAAGGTTTGCCTCCAGGTTCAGCGTGAAGGCAAGCACCTCATCGCGGTATCGTTTTTCTTTGGCCGCATCGTTGTAAGCGCCTAACAGGTTCTCGAATGAACAGATGCGGCATTTCAGATCGTGCAGCTTCTCCAAAATGTCCACTCCGCTCTACGCCGTTTGTGGCGTTTCCGCTTGACTTTGGCTGTTGGGCATGCCCGCTGCGCGCAGCCTCCGTCATGCGCCCTTCCGGGCTCTCAACGGCAATTCCCGGTTCCGCCAGCGGAGGCCGGGATTCTCATTTACCGCCCGGCATAGCGGGCGAACGGAAACGTTCTCCTCCCTGAAATGATCGTCTGCGGGCGCGTAGACCGCAGTTCTTTTGAAATGTACAGGGAGCGGGGGCGAGCGCCATAGTTCCAGTTGGCGTTCGAGCGCGGGTTGTTCGAGTTCACGTAGCCGAGCCCCGCGTTGCTGCCGTTGTTGTAGTTGCCGCCGCGACGCGGGAATCGCAGAAACACTGCGCTCCAAGGCGAATGCCCAATTACAGAACGTTCCCTTTATGACTTGCCTTGCGGCTTGCCATCTCTCCGTTCGGAAATGGACTTGATCCACCCGCCCAGCAGCTTGCCGATCTCAAGTATTTTCGCGCTCCAGACTTCGTAATTTTGCGTGGGGAGAAGTTGCTTCTTGACGTTTTCACCGTTCTTCCCGTTCGCGTCATACTGCGTGCGGCTTGCCCGCCGCACCATTTGGAGCAGTTGTTCTTTCTTGATGTCGATGTCCTGCATGGTGGTTTTCTTGTAATATTTCATCTGCGCAGCCGTGCAAAGCTCCGCGATTTCATACATCTGGTTCATGATCCGCTCACCCAGCGTGTACCGGTAGAGCTTCGGCCAGCGCTCGATGATCGGCGTGGCGTAATCGATCATGTCCTCCACCTTTTGCCGGGTGGTTTTGCTTTCGTCCATTGTCCGCCTCCTCGCGTATACGCGCGCGTGGGCGCGTGGCGATTACGAAAAGGCCGGGGATGCGCTATCGCGCACCCCACAGCCTTTCAGGATTCAGGTTACAGGGATACAAGGGAGCGGGGGCGAGCGCCACAGGTCCACGCGGGCGGTTCGAGTTCACGTAGCCGAGCCCCGCGTAGCTGCCGTAGCCGTAGGAGCCGCCGCGACGCGGGAATCGCTCGTCCGCCGTAAAGTGCACGTAATAGTACCCGCGCATAGTGGAACCGATGGTCGGGAAAAGGCCGAGTTCCCTCATGATGTGCGGCACATACGGCAGGTTCGCGGAGTTCACAGCCAGGTCTTTGAAATTTGTCCCGCGATATTCGTTGTCGAACGTCGGAGCCACCGTGTCCAGCGTGATCTTGCCGTTCAGCCAATTCCAGTGCAGGGTGCCGGTCGTGCCGGGGGCCACCAGCGTATAGCCGTCGTCGCTGGCATTCGGCAGGATCGCCTTCCACGCGGCGCTGGTTGCGGAAAGGTCGGCGTCCGGGTGCGCCGCGTTGTTGTCGGCCATGATCTGTATCTCGCAGTTGACCAGGCGATAGCCATAGTCCTGATCGAACAGATTGCCGATGGCGTCCGCGATGCTTCCGGGCGTGCCGTCAAGATACCAGTCCAGCGGCCCGCTGCCCGTGAGCGTGAGCAGGGTATTCCTTGAATTGGTATCTTTGAGCGTGGGATATGCCTCCACGCCGCCGATGAAGTCCAGCTTTTTCCAGTAATTCGGCGCGATGTCCGGGCTAAGCTCCAAGCTGGTCGTGTGGGCAATCAGGCACTCATACCGGAACCCGCCAAAACTCCGCTTGTCCCCAATCACAACAGCCTTGCCATACTCATAGCGCGTGGCGTCTCGAAAACTGGAGCCATAGTCGGAATTCCCCTTCGGGTCCCAGCCGTTCTTCTGCGCCAGAAGCAGCAGAAACCCGCTGTCCGCCACCGTTTTTCCGCTCGCGCCGCCGCCAAAGGCGCGCATGCGCGTGAGGAAGGCATCCGCCGACAGGCTGTGCCTGGGCGGCATGTTCGGCAAACTGTACAGGGTGCCATTCGTTTCGAGCTCGGACGCCTTGTATTTGCCGATCAGGATATAATCCTGCTCAACGCCATTGATGATGAATGCCGGGTGGACATGATCCGGCAGGCTCGCATCCAGTTCGTTTGATTTCATCTTGGGAAATTTCACGAAGATGGACGGCCTGCCATCGGCGTCGTACATCACGACGTTATCATAGCGCCTCGCCAGAAATTCCAGGGCGGAATTAGCCATTGCTTTCACCGCCCATCAGGTCAACAAGCTCCTGATATTCCTCCGGCGTAATGCGATCCGCCATGAGGAACACGTCCAGCTTGTCCATGGTGCTTTCGCGGTCATACCCGCCGCGTTCAATGATCCGTTTCATGAGCCGGTACGTCATGATGTATCCCTCCAGTTCGTTTAAGGATTCGGTATACATTTTGTCGGTGATGGCATTGAAAAGCCGCACGAGCGGGTTATTCATCGCCCATCAGTCCAACAAGTTCCTGGTATTCCTCCGTGGTCAGGCGGTCGGCGGCAAGGAACGCGTCCAGTTTGTCCATCGTCGCCGCGCGGTCGAAGCCCCCGCGCTCAATAATCCGTTTCATGAGCTTATATGCCATGGATTACACCTCCTCCCCAAACTCGTTCATCGTGATTTCAAACAGGATTTCAACCAACGCCTCGTCGTGCTCGGCGATGATCTGCGCGCTTTCGGCGCGTTGACGCGCCGCCGCCCGATAGGGCTCAAGGCGGGCTTCTTCCGACGCCTTGCGCTGGGCCTCCGCTTCGGCAATTTCCTCATCGGTGAGTGTGTTCCCCTGGATCATCTCATTCTCATCCATGCCCGTCCCTCCTTATGTTAGCGCGGCAACCGCGCTCTTGAGTGCGTCGATTTCTTTCTGCTGCTGCCGAACCAACGCCTGTGTGATGGTGGTGAAATATGCGAGCGTAACATCAACCATCGCCGCGTTTCCGGCGGCTTGGTTTGCCGCGTTCGCCGCGCTGGTGGCGCTGGCGGTCGCAGAAGTGAGGCCCGGAACCATCCCTTCAACAAGCGCAAGGGCCGCGCCCAAAGTAGCCGCGTCCATCAGGTTCCACCCCCGATCCGCTTCCACGCGCCATCGTTCGCCTTCATGTACATCGTCAGCATGTCTGCCGTATAGGCAACGCTGCCGGGCGCGGTATCCGCCGGAATACTCGCCAGGTCGTCGGCGGAATCAATCAGGATTTCGCGCTTGCCGATGTCCGTTTGCGTCTGCGTGCCCAAGCTGTTGGTCAGTATGTTGTAAGCCACGTTCTCCCTCCTCCACGTCAGGTTCCGGATAGCGCCTCCACAGACGCTTCGAGTTGGGCAATCCGCGCTTCTTGCGCGCGCATTTGCGCTTGCGTTATGGTGAAGTAGAAATTGAACGCGGCATCCACGTCCATAATGCCTTCCTCAATGGCGTTGAAGTTTGTCGCGCTCTGGTTTGTGCCCTGCTGATACACCTCGCCGAGCGACGGCGTGAATGTGACACTCCCGTCCGGGTTTGTAACCTGGGTGTAAGTGCGCTGGCGCTGCGTGATGTGGTCTTTCCATCGGCGGCGAAAGAACATTTACTCATCTCCCTCCTTTACAAAAAATCTGGCGATATACAGAATGCCTTCTTGGGCCGCCGCGCGCGTGATCGAAACGGCTTTACTGGCCCACACGTTACCGTTGTGATCCAAAAGGCGCACCTCCGTCACGGTGATGTTTCCGGCCACCGTATGATCGATCACGAACGACACGGCCACGCGCCCATCTGAAAGCACCTCCGCGCTTTCAATAGCCGCTTGGTAGTAGGTTCCGCCAACCCTGTACTGCGCAAAGGCGATCTTGTTTTTCACGTAAATGCGAAGGTCGCTCAATGCCTGGTTCGTCAGTTCCATGCGCTCATCTCCTTTCCGTTACAGGCCATTGGCCCCGTTTTCATTGCCGCCGCACACCGGGTAGATGATCGTCTGCACCACAGAATCGGCGTCTACATCCACCGCCCCGATGCTCTGCGAGCCGATGGTTGCGATCTCCGGCTCCATTCCCGCAACGGGATACGAGAATTTTTGCGAAAGATCATTCTCCGAAACCTCTATGATACCGACGCCAACGCCGCCGACGGTCGCAATCTCCGGCCATGTTCCCGCAAGAAGTTCACCCGTTACCGGGTATTGGAATTTCCTCGCCGTATCCTCCGAGCCGCCCGCGATGATCCAGCAGCTTGAGCCGATCCCGAAGCTGTCCAATATGCTCCGCACGTTTTTGGCCGCTTCTATGGCCTGATCCGCCCACGCCTCCTTCGCATCCGTCCATTCGCCGCCTACCGTAACGCGGAAGTGAAAGGGTTCGGAGCCGTATTGCCAGTTTTCTTCTACTTCCACCTCATCGAAAACGCCTTCCAGGTAGTTGTAGATGGCCTTGACGGTTCCGTATACGCGGTAGATCGGGACGGCCTCGCGTATCCACCGCCGCTTTTCATTGATGTTTGCGGCGTAGTCGTACAGGCAGTTATATTCCCATGCCAGTTCGTCAAGCCGCCATTCCGGCATGGTTTCAACGTTTGCAATCAGGTCAACGCCGGTCTTTGCGACGCTGTTCATGGCCCGAAGCGCCGCCTCGATGGCATACGCCATCGCCTTGCCGTTTTTGTCGCGGAGCAGGAAGCGCGGAATGAGCTGCTTGATTTCAAAATCGATCATGCGGACATCGCCTCCAGCGTGATCGTTCCTTTGCAGCGCGTGTCCTCCGGCACGGTGGTATACGCAACATCGCTCCCGCCGAAGTTGCTTCCTCCCCCCCACAGTACCCGCGTCGCGCCGGCCTGGTACAGCATCGCCATAAGCCTGTCAGGATTGAATGCGCGCCCAATGGTGTTGTCCTGCCATTCCTGATATTCACTCACAGCCGCCGAAAGGGCCGCCGCAATATTGCTCCCGGTGCTCGCCTGGTACTGCACGTTCAGGGTATAGGAGATTTCCTCCGCCTCATGCACGGTCACGTTGTCGGTGAGCGGGCGCACATCCAGCGCGGATAGCGCCGCCTCCACCGCCGCGAGGATCGCGCTTGCGCCCACATCGTTTTCGAGGATCAGGTATACGCCCACATTCCCCGCCCCCAGGTTGATTGCCTTGGCGTCCAGAATCTCCCCGGAAACGCTCATCGCAACACTTTGGTACTGGCTGGCCGGGCCCGTGGTGATGCTGGCAAGCCCGTACATGCGGATGCGTTCGCGGTATGTGTCGTCGTCCTCCTGTTCGTTTCCACCGCTCGCATCCTTCGTTACAATCACGCTGACCACGGCGGGATTGGTAATGGCAAGCTGCATTTGCGTCCCGGCCACAAGCCCGTTCCCGGCACTGCCGGTCGTATTGCAGACGATATTCGCGTTAATGATCTGCGCATAGCCGGTCTGTTCAATGTCCTCGGACAGGGCGTAGAATCGCTCCCCGTCCGCCGTCATGGCCGTGCCCGTTTTCAGCGTTTTGGCCTGCCCCGTAGCTTGGAATGTGATCTGAACCACCGCCGTCGCGGCGCTGGCCTGAATGCGCTCGCAGTTGCGCTGTTCGCCGAGCACGTCCAGATAATCCCCCACGGCATAGCGCAGGGTTTGCATGCGCAGCGCGTTATCCACACCGGCAAAAACCTGTGTGATCATCGCCTGCACGCCGCGCAGGAGCAATTCTTTCTCGTCGCCGGGATAAAGCACATCGCCGCCTGCGTCCACGTAGGCGGCGATCATTTCATCCCATATTTCATCCGGGTCGTATGTCAGATAATGGAGCTCCGTCGTGTCCATCCCGCGCGCCTCCTATTCTTCGTCGATGTCAATTTGGATCACCGCCTCAATAATTGCTTCGCCGTTTTCGTCCAGGAAGCATTCGGCGTCCACGATCTCCACATCCGGTTCCCATAGCATGATGCGGTCGAGTTCCGGGAGCAACGCGGCGCGCATTTCGATGATTGGCAGGTCAAAAAGCGAGGCGTCGAAGCCGCGATACCGGTCGTACGGCACCTCGCCCATGCGTAGCATCAGCAGGTTTTTCGCGTTCTGGATCGTCCTGCCAATAATATCCTGCACTTCAAAGTCGATGTGCGCCGGGCGATTGTCAATTTTGTATGTCGCCACGGTACACCTCCTACTTTGTGAGCCCCTTCTTGGTTGTGGACGGCTTTGTAACTTTGCTCTTGCTGGCCGCCTTGGCGGCGGACACAATTTTCTTGATAGCCGTCTGCGCCTTTTTAAGCGCGCTGGACTTGGCAATACTCGAAACAACTTTGCCTACCGTGCTGACCACCGAAGCAACCTTGCTTGCGATGGAACTGGTTTTCGTCTTTGTCGTGCTGGTCTTTTTCTTGACGCTGGTCTTTTTGGACGTTTTTTTCTTGCTGGAACTGCTGCTGGAGCTCTTTGTGCCGTCGTTCTTGCTGGCCTGCTTCATGGTCAACTTCACGCGCGCGTACACCCATGTTCCGTTTGGCGCGATCTCCGTTTCGTCAATGCTCGCCTCCACCAGCATGAGCTGGCAGGGCACGAGTTTCTTGTTCCCCACGTAGAAATAATTCTTCTTGCCGTCCCGCGCCTCTGTGACGAATGCAAGAGCCTCGTCACGTACATTGCAGCCCAGCGAAGCGTGCAGATCAACCGTGATTGAAACCTCCACGGGTTTTCCGGCCTTGCGCGCCAAATACTGCTGTTTACTGGATGTCTTGGTGCTTGTTTCCGATGCGCCCTTGACGGTGAGCCCGGTAAACCCTCGTATCAGCGTCGGCGACACTGTGAAAACGTGGCCGTTCCAGTTCCCCGTTTCAGCCATATTCGCATCACTCCTTCCATGGTGCGGATGCCGGTGCCGTGTCGTCCTCCGCTTCGTCGTCCGGCACCTCCACCACAGGCACCGTCAGAATTTCGCCGCCCGAAAAGACGATCAGGCGGCACAGTTTCGGGTTGGCAGCCAATAGCTCGTAAGCATATCGCTCGTCCCCGTAAAGGGCCAGCGAAACGCTGTCAAACGTTTCACCGGCCCTGCACTGATATGTGAGATTTGTTTCTTCGCTCATGAGTACACCTCCGCCGCCTCGCGCTGGCGGTAATCCTCATACCATTGCCGGAATCGTTCCTCGCTCTCAACCAGCTTTTCTTCGACGCCGTTTGCGTCATTCGCGTGGATCGTAGGGGCAAAAATAATTTGTGCTGGCGTGCTCGAAGCGTCGGCGTTGAGGCCGCCGTATCGGTCTATCAGCTCCGGCCATGTAAAACCGCTCGCCGCCCGAGCGGCGTCCAATAGGCTTGCCGTGCGCTCGCTGTGTTCTTCCGGGATTGCCCACTCGGGCCCGGCTTCGCCGAAAACAGAAGCCTCGTCCGCGCGTCCGCCTTCGGCGTAGGCTGTCATTTTGTTCACGCCGCCGCCGCCATAGCGCACGGTGATGTACGGGTTTGCCGACGCCTCAAATGCGGATTCCCATTCGTTGCCCGCCGTCGTGCCGCTGCTCGGGGTAACGTCCGCGTAGGGATTCGCGTTTGCGCTGAACTCCTGGCTGTATGCCAACGCGTCCGCCACCGGGTCTTGTGCGGTGACTTCCGCTTCAATTTGGGCGGCGGCCTCGCCTTCCGGCGCGACGTTCACCGTCGCATTGGCATTTTCGCTGAACGCGTCGCCGTACTCTTTTGCATCCGCTTCGGGATCGCTCGGCTCAACCTCCAGCGTGGCACCATACTTGTACTGTTCCGGGTTCTGGCTAGCATTGCCGTAAAGGAGCGAGTACGCCGCTACATAGTCGCGGTATGCGCTGCCCTCGTCGGCGAGCACGCTGGTTTCGTTTGCCAGAACGGCTTCAAAATCGTATATGGCGGCAAGGCTTTCGATGATGTTGTCGAATTCTCGACTGCCCGTTTTGCCCAGTTCGCCTTCCTGGGCGATGATCGCGCCAATGTTCTCCTCCGCCATGGATTGCCCGATGGCCGAAAACATTTGGTCAAGGGTTCCGTTTTCTCCGCTGAAGGCCGCGATGGTGCGCTTGGCCGCCTCGGCGGAGTATTCATTCATGTAATTCTCAAGCGATCCTTCAAACCCGTTTTCTCCTTCAATATCACGGCCACCCTCTAGCCCGAAAACCTTCCCACCCCACCATCCCCAAGCGGTATCGCTTGCCACGCTCATCCATGCATAATCTGTTGCGATACCCTCCATGGCGAGCAGGCGAGCGATTTGATTGGCGCGGTCGGTATCTCCAATGGACGTGTAGTAGTCCATCTTTTCCTGCGCGCCTTCATATCCGCCCAAGCTAGAAATGATGCGCGCCATGTATTCGCCGAGTTGCTGGCGTACCGGGTTTTCCCACATGAACACGGTATCACCGGCATACATGCTCCTGCCGTACAAATCGCCGATGATGCCGCTTGCGCTTTCCCCGGTGATCTCCCCGGCGAGGTAGCGCTCTGCATAATCTTCAAGCGTCGAATAGGCATCCGCAAGATCGCTCTGCCCGATACTGCTTTCCCAAAGATTGAGAAGCACGTCGTCATACTGTGCGGATTGCGCCTGCACGCGCTGGTCATGGTATTCCTGGGCGGCGGCAAGGGCTGCCTGTTTATCCTCCTCCGTAACCTTTTTGCCGTCTATCTCCCAGCCTTCTTCTATGGCCTTATCGTAGTCCCACTCCAGCCCGTAATACTCGCTCTGGAAGCGTTCCTCTTCCTCGGCAAGCGTGGCGGTGCGCTCCTCCTCGATCTGTTGCGCAAACTCTTTGATCTCGTCATAACTGGCTGTCTGCGCCTTGTGCATGAGCTGCTGGAGCTCGATGTAGTTTTGCTTGTCCGCCGCTTCCGCGAGCGCCTGATTATAGGCGTCAACTACGCCCATGATGTTCGAGTATTCTTCCGTCGTAAGGGTTCCATCCTCGAACGCGGCATTCAGCGCGTCCCGCAGTTTCCAGCTTAACCCCTCGGCGGTCGCCATCAGATCAAGGTAGGATTGATTGGTCAGGTTAATGATGCTTTGGTAATCCGGGTCATTTTCCGCTGTGCCCTCTCCGCCGAAAAGAAGCTGCCAATAGGACATTGTTGCGGCGGTCGAGTTTGATATGCCGGTGATAACCTGGGTGTACATCTCATTCCCCAGGTTTTGAAGGCTGGTCTTTTCATTTTCAGTCAGTTCATTGCCCGTCAGCGTAGCAGTAAGAAGATCACTGGAAAACGTACTGCTCGCGTCCGTGTAACTCTGTACCGCCGCGTCAAGCGCCGCGCTGAACTCGTTTACTTCGGCATAACTGGCTTTGAAATCCTCCCCGAGGCTCTGGACGTATGCGGAAAGGCTCTCCGTGTCAAGCTCCATGTCGCCGAAGTTATCGGCCATATCGGCTTCCTTGAGCTTTTCAAGCGCCTCCGCCGCCGCCACAAGCGCAATCAGTCCGAGGCCGATGCCTCCGGCGGGGGTCAGGGCATATCCGATCAGGCGGAAGGCCAAGCCCGCCGTGAGCAGCGCGGGCCCCGCCGCCGCAATGGTTCCGATTCCGCTGACCAACGCCTCCAGCGTGTCCTTGTCCATGCTGGAAAGGTCAACCACGATCTCGTGGAGCCAGTCCGCGACATTCTCAACCGCCGGAGCAAGCACTTCGCCGATGGTTGTCTTGAACTCGGTGTAGGCCGCCTCCAGTTCGCGGAGCGCACCGCCCAGGCCGCCCTGCATGGTTTCGGCCATCTCGTCGGCAAAGCCTTCGCTATCAACGATCTCGGCATACTCAAGCTGGTATTCCTCGTCCGTTATGCTCAACAGGTTTTCCGCCGTGACATATCCGCGCTTGCCGAAAATCTGCCGGAGCGTCTGCGTGCGAAGGTCTTTGTCGAGCCCCTGCGTCGCCGTCCGCAAGTCGCTGATGATGTCGAGCATACTGCGCAGATTGCCGTTTTCGTCGAAAACGTTAATCCCCAGCGCGTCAAGGGCGGCGGCGGCGTTCGTGAGCTCAATGCCCTCGTCCTCAAGGTATGCGGAAAGGTCATCCTCGCTCATGCCCAGGTTTTCCAGCGCCGCAAGCACCTCGCGCGTCGCACCGGCAGGCGCAATCAAGGAAAGCGCAAAATTCCGAAGCGCCGTGCCGCCTTCTGAACCGCGCATGTCCTCGCCGAAGTCGGACATGGTGGAAAGAATCGTGAGCACCTCGGGCGCGCCTCCCGCGAACAACTGCAAGCCGCTGCCGATGCGCGTCAGCGCGTCGCCCAGCGTGTCAATGTCCGTGGCTCCTATGGCCGCCGTTTTTGCCATCTGGTCGGTCAGTGTGCTCGAATCCGAAAGCTCCAGGTCGAGCGATTTAATGACCGAGTAGAGATAATTCACAGAATCCGCAAGGTCAAGATTTCCGGCCATTGCCAGGTCGAGCACGTCCGGCAAAAGCGCCGCGATCTCCTGCGTGTTAAGGCCCAACTGGCCCATAAACACTTCGGCTTCTGCCGCCTGTTTGTTGGAATAGATCGTGGTCTGCGCGATTTGCCGGTTGATTTCGTCCAGGGCACTTATTTCCGCGTCCGTGAATTCGCCGACGGCCTTCACTTCGCGCATCAGGTCGTCGTAATTGACGTACTCCGTGACGCTTTCTTTGCCAAAGTCGATGATCTTCTGACTGACCATATCGATCTGGCTACCCAGGCCAATCAGGGCGGTTCCGATCTGACCGAAGGTATTGTCAACGTTTCCGCCAATGGAAATGACCGTTCTTAAGGTCTGCTGCCCCATATCCTCACCGCCTTATTTTCACAGGAAGTTTGCCGCCGGCAAACTTGTCCCTTCGGGACTGAATCTCACGAATTGAAATTCGGGAGATTCACCGCTGTCAGTCGAATGCCGAGAGGACGCCTCCGCTCCCATCGTCGAACAAAAAGAAAAACACCTTGTCGCCAACCGAAAAGGTGTTTGTGCCAATGGCCGGAATATCCGGCGAAGTGATTCCGTCGCGTGTCAGGCTTTGCACTTTGTATCCCGCGCCGGTAGCCTCCAGTATGATGCCGCGCTCAACAGGCGCTCCGTATTCACTCATTCTCAGGGCTCCTTCCGTGTCAGTTCCACATATCGCTGTCCATATCGGCATCTGTCCAGGCACTCGCACTTTCCAGTCGCCACGCAAATGCTTTGCGCGCCGCTGCACAGGTAGTTCCGGACAAGCGATTTCATGGATAGCTTCTCGATCCGAACGTCGTCATTGTCCCTCTGAACCGGCTTATCATAAGACGTGACGCGCTCCGCCCGGAAATACCGGACGCCGTTGATCTTCACCGAATTTCCCGAAGGCACCGAAGCAGTTTCGCCTTCGTTTTTCCTTCGATGAAGTCATGTACCGCCTCGTCAACAATCCATTCGCCGCCGGTTTCGGTTGGACTGTCTATATCAATCCGCGCCATCGCCGTTACGCCCGCGTTGAACTCGGATTGGATCGTCAATTCCTCCGCCATTCTGTTGTTGGTCAAAAGCAGCCCGCGCGCCCAGCGCCCCGCCTCCATACCGGCCTTAGCCGGAAGATTTCCGTATGTCGGCCCATCCGCATTGACGGACGCGTCCGCGTCCTCCGCCTTCACATCGGCATATGGCGTTTTGATCCGCATGCTTGCGTACTTTGCGCTGTCCCGACGCACGTGTTTTACGCCGGGCTGATCCGCCGTCAGTTCGATAATCTGCTTCGCTCGCAAATCCTGCGCATATTCAATTCCGATGCCCATGAATTTGCCGTTTATAATTTTTAGTTGTGCGCCCTCCCATTGCATCAAGCGTTGCAGGAAGGCCGCGCAGCCCTCGTTTTTCCGAATCAGGTATTGATACTCCATGTTTTCGTCAAGCCCGAATACGCCCCATCCGATGCCGCATTCGGCGGCGCACGCGCTCATGATTCCGCCGAGCGTCATGCCGTCAAAAGATCGCCACGCCTTGCGATATACGGATTCCGGCGTGGATGTTGCAATGATTTTGAATTTTCCGTCCTCCGGCATAGCCGCGTTAAAGTACATGATTCCGGTTGTATAGCTCCCCATCGCCGCTTCAATGCGGTCGCCTTTTTTGGGGGCCCAGGAGTACCATGCGCCTGCATCCTCCAGCACAATTTCAAGGCTGTCACAGCGCCCGCCCGAAACGTCACGATGTACGCACTTCACGATTTCTACATCGTCCGTAATATCCACGCCTTCGTAAAAAAGCACCACGCTATCGCCCCCATTCCGCAAAGAAGCGGGGCGCCCCCTTCAAGGGTCAGTCCCGCTTCTTCATTTTTTCTTTCTCCTGACCGCAGGATTTGGCTGTTTTGGCCGGTGCTTTGCCAAAACGCTATGGATCGCATGATAGCAGTCATTGAACATGCGCAGGGTCATGCCCATGAATGCGTCCATCGGCGTATGACTGGCAATCGCGGCGTCCGCTACGCGTTCGAGATACGCTTGTTTCCCGCCCGCGCAGCAGCTACGAAAAAAATCGTCGCCAACTGTACGGCTTTAATCGCGTCGGTGGAACCCATGCGCTCCTTGATGTCAATGGCGTCAATGCCGCTCGTCGCCTTCCCGGCGGCGGTTGCGAACAGGGCAAACGCCTGACGGCTGCTGATGCGGAACATGTTGGCGGCGCTGTTGTCGCTGTCCATAGCCTCGGCGTACTCCCATCCGGTGAGGCGCTGGAAGTCGTACTCCAACTCGGCCACGTCCTTCCCTCCGGCGCGGATCGGGGTTTCGAGTTGCATTTTCCCGTGGGCCAATTTGCGGAGCTGTTCGTTCGGATCGGTAACGGCCTGCTTCTTCTCGGTTTCTTCGGCTTCGGTCGCCTCGGGCGCGGTGGTCTTGATGTTTTCCTCGCTCATTTTTATTCTCCTTCTCTCTTTCGCCCGCCCCACGGTTTTGCCGCGTCGCGGGTACGCGCCGGGGAACCTGCGGTTCCCTCGCCGCTTGTTGGCCTTACGGCTTCCGTCATGAGGCCCGAAACCCGCGAACGCTCGCGGGTTTCGGGCCTGTATTCAGTGTTTGCCCGCTTAGTTGAGCAGGCTTTCAATGACGTTGGTGCAGTCCACGCCATTGAATTTGATCAGCCCGGCCATCGCGTCAATGATGGTCGTGATCTCGCCGTTGACTTCCTCCTCGTAGCGGAGGACGGAATACTTGTCCGTGCTCCCATAGGGATTCCCCGTTTCCACGGAGCCCTTGTCTGTTTCCTTGTGGACGCCCGTTACGCGGAATTTCACGGATTCGTGCTCAATCTCTCCCTTGGGCACGTTATACCGCTGGCGCACCACGCGCGTTTCGATGAAGTGCTTTCCGGGATCAGCGAGATACCGGCAGTTCACGCCGTTATTGTGGGCAATAGCAAATTCCATTGCGTCCAGATGGGTCGTATTGGGCATGTCCACGTCCATCGCCATGCCGGACGCGGAAATGGTGGTCGTCGGGTGCTTGATGGTCGGGAGCGTAAGGCTGGTCACGTCCTCCGCGATCCGGTCATTGTCGATTACCCGATGGCCTTCAACGTTGTTGTATACCTTGGACGGCATTTTGGTTCACTCCCTTCCCTTATTCAAAGTAGGTCACAAAGCCGTCGTCCGTCCAGTTGACGATGGCCGTCAGGGACTTCGCAAGCGGCGTGGTGGTGACGTTGAACGCGAACGAGAAATCGCCATTCAGCACGTCACTCTTGGCCGCTTCGTCGGCGTTAATGTGCACCTCCCCATAGGTGAGCGCGCCCACTTTCACCAGCGCGTCAAGGCGCGTCTGCTCCTCGGCGACAATCGTCTTGATGTCGTTGCTCGTCATGGGTTTGTCCACATTCCGGGTGCGCCGGTGCTGGAAGTCGTTCGAGATGTAGAACAGCATCATCCGATTTGTTTCGGAAACGTTGATCTGGTCGCCGTCCGTCTGGTTGTAGTCAGCGGCATGGCAGCCCCAAATCGCCCAACGCCCGCCAACATAAGCGGCGGAGGCAATGCCGTTCTTGTTCAGCTTCTCGTTGATGAGCTCGTCGTCGTAGACGCGGCCCTCGGACGCGGCACCCAGGTAGAGATTCTGGATGATGGAGCACTCGGTATTGCTCGCCGTCTTGTACGGGATGCCATCCTGTGCCGCCAAAAGCTCCTGGAAGTTTGCCGCCGCCAGAACAGACAGATGGTAGAACCGCCCGTCGGTTCCCTTGACCAGCGGGAAATAGACCGTTTCATTGGCCTTGTTGTACCCGTTGGAATTTTTCCACGTCTGCGCCGTGGCGAGCGTCACGGGGTTGCTGTCGGTGTCCACGATGGGAATGTCCGTCAGCATGTACACGTCCCAATGCCCGTTGACCTTCTGGCTGTTCTGGTACATGGCGCTGTGCACGGCGGGGATCGAGGAAAATCCGGGGCAGAGCAGGAACGAGGGGATGTACCCGGTTTCCTGATACACGTTCTTGATGGCAAACAGGCCCTTGTTCAGGCCCGCGCCGTCGGTGGAGCCGATCACGTCGTCCGAATCGACGCTTTCCGGGTCGATCTGGTCATACGTCACGGAAAGCGCGGCGGTTCCCAGCCCGCCGGCCGCGATCTCGGAGATCGTGATGAGCTTTTTGTTGTGGTCGTAGGACACGGCGTAGTCCGTTCCCTTGGTTTTCCCGGTCACGGCCACGCTGTCCAGGATGATGTTTCCCGCCGCCGCGATGGTCACGCGACCATTGCTCGGCGTCAGGCTCGCGGTTCCGCCCTCCTCGGCTTTGTGCGCCACGGGGTCGAGAACGTTGATGAAGATCAGGGGCCCGACGCCCTTCATCTCCAAATGCGCGCGCATCGCCTCGCACAGCGTAAAACTGGCCCAGTCGTCGGAGTAGCCGAGCAGCTTGCGCGCCTCGGCAATGTTCTCCACGAGAATGGGCTTGTTCACGTTTTTCGCGCCGCCGGCCACGGTGTGCACCGGCGCGGTGCCGACGTATACGATGGCGTTCTGGCTTTGCGCGGCGACCTTCGTGCCGGCGGCCTGAATCCGGCCATATGCGCCATGCAGATAATCAGCCATTGGTGATCCTCCTTTTCGTTGATTGGCCTTTCAGCCCTCACAGTAGATATTGTTCGACGCTGCTGTTCGTCCCCTCGTCGGCGTAGCATCCGAATTCCAGGTTGATGAACCCGTAGAATATCGGGCGCTTGTCCACGACAAAGGATTGATCCGTGTACAGGGAGTAGTACATGCTTTCCTCGTCCACGAACAAATCCGTTTCGGGGATGAATTTTTGCCCCAGCAGCTTTTCCCGGCAATCGTCGAGCCAGTTGAACAGGGTGAGAAGTCCCTGTTCCGTGCCCTCCTCGATGAGCGTCATGTCAAGCCCTTCCACGCTGTCCGCGCTGTCCACAAATCCGGGGAGCCTTACGCCCGGTTCGTAAACGCTGAAAAGCATACTGATGGCTAGGGTTTGCCCAAGCTCCTTAGGCCGGTGCACATTGTTGTATCGGTCGAATCGCTTCTCCTCCATGAATTTTGCCTTACTCGGGTTCGGCATGATCGTGATGGCCGGGCAGACGTTGATCGGGTTGCTGCCGCCCTCCGTCAAGTCCGGGCGCTGCGGTTGCCATCCCAAAAAGCAGCGCGGCTCCTGCCGCACAATTTTCGTGATGTCCATGTCGGGGCCGGGGGCTTTCATCATGCGCCCTTCGCAAAGCTCTTTTGTGGCCCACTTCTTGATGCCAAGCAGCCGCTGCGACGTTCTCATTGTGCCACCGCCTTCGGCTCCTGGGCCATGAGGAGAATGGTGTACATGCCCATGTCGTTTTGCACTTGCAATACCTTCATGGGGCGCGTGTCAAAAATGATGTGTTCATTCGGCAATGCGCGCCCCGGAAATCCATCGACGGGCGTGTAGATGAGCGTTTCGGTCGTGTTGTTGTCCCACGACAGATCCACGACGTTGTTGTTTTTCCGCTTGAGCGCGGTTTCCTCATCCACGACGCAGGGAAAGCGCCGCCCGTTCCATGTGTGCGTTTCCGCAAAATGATCGAAGTTCATGTACACCCGCTGGATGTCCGCGAGAATCCGATCCTTGAGGGCCATCAGGCATCACCGGCGGGCTTCGCCGCCGTTTCTTTCTCCTTTTTCGCGACCGCCTTTTTCTCCGGCTCGGCGGCCACGGCCCGGCCCTGCTCAATCAGGCGTGCTCCGTAACTGTCATTCACGGTTCGCACGTCCCCGGTCTTGATGTCCTTGATCTTCACGCTTTCTTCCTCCTCCCTGCGGTCTTGGACTGCGCTTTTGCGGGCGTCTGGGCGGGGGACACGATCCCGTCCATGACGTCGATCTCGGGCGCGTCGCCCGTGATCTCCTCGCCCTCATCCTCGTCCTTCCCGTCGTCGCCCTTGTCCTCGCCCTCGTCCTTCCCGTCATCGTCCGAAGCGCTTTTCCCCCCGGTGTCGGCGGGCGGATCGGCGGGCAGCTCCTGCGCGGAGGACGCAAAAGGCGCGCCCGCAGTGCAGATCGCGCCTTTCGCCAGCAACCGTTCGCGCTTCGTTTCCGGGATGTCCTCGTCAATGATTTCGCCGGGCGTGTACATCCTCCGGCCAACCTTGACGTAATGCACCGCGATATAGCTCATGTTGCCTCCGTTCTGTGCCTTACAGCACGTTCCCGACCACCCAGGCGTCCACGTTGAATGGCACAATGGTCGGGCAGCTCGTCAGGCGGTTTTTGATCGCGTTGCCATCGATAGAGCCGTACCGAAGGGGGACTTCCTTCTTGACATACGTCTTGTGTACGGCATCCGCGCCGACGCTTTCCACCTGCGTCACAGGGCCGTGCGGGCATTTCAGCATGCCCTTGGCGCCCATGATGATCGTGCCGCTCGGGAGGATCGGCTTTACGGTGCGGTCGTCGTCGGTGTACTTGCCGGAGAAAGAGTACATTTCCGCGCCGTCGCTGTTCCATCCGATGAAGCGCACGCCCTGGCCCTTGTAGCGGGTATTGATCTCGCCCATGTTGATGTTCTTGCTGTCGAACTGCTTGACGTACTTGGTGTTGTCCAGCATGGCGCTGGCAACATCAGGGGCCATGATCACGATGTCCACGTATCCCAGCCCGTCATATACCAGGTCGAACATCTCCCGCATATCGTCGTCAATCTTCGCGCCCGCCTCGTCCCAGGGCGTATCGGGCGTGAAGTTGTTCGTGAACCCGTAGTCCGCAAACAACGTGGTTTCCATGTCGCGGCCCTCGTTCGTGTAGCGGAACACGTCGAGTTTACCGGTCAAGAGAACCTGGCGCGCCATCCACTCGCGGCGGCGCTGAATCGCCCGGCGCATCTCAACGAGGTCTTTTGCCAGCATCTTCTTCTCGCGCTGCGCGGGCGTCATAGCCCCGAGCACATCCTCCCCGAAGGCGCGCTTCGTGAGATCGGGATTCGTGATGATGCGTTCCGGCGCGATGGTGCAGAACCCGATTTCGCGGGTTTCGTAGCCGCTGCGGCCCATCAGGACGCCGCCGGTTCCGGGGTGCACCACGGGGGCCATCGCGCGCGAGCCCTTCTTGTAGTCGTAGATCGCCTTGTCGTCCTCCACCGCGCCCATGTCCTGCACAAAGGTATCGTACAGGAACGAATACTCGCGTTCCATCAGTTCGATGGCCGCGAGCTGCGCGCGCGTGCTGTAAATGTCAAGAGGCATTGTTCCACACTCCTTTTTCTTGAGTTACGTGCGTGTGATTACGCCCAAATCGCGTAGAGGGTAAGGTTCGCGCTCGCGGTATAGCTTGCTTCGGCGGCGTAGTCGGTTCCCGTGCCGTCCGCTTTGGTGTTCCATTTGGAGAACGCCTTGCCTGCGGGCGGGGTGAAGGTGTTGTCGGCGACGGCGTAGGTGCTTCCCTTGTCGGCGTAGGCCGTCACGTCGCCGCCGGTGCCGCCGTTCGCCTTGTAGGTAATGACGGCCTCCGCGTTGTCAAGATCATCCGCCGTGAAATCCGCCTGGTCGAACACGATTCCCTGCTGCCGCAGGACAAGCGCGATGGCGGCGGTCACGGCAGCGCCTGCGGCCAGTGTCACCTTTTTGGCAATCAGCCTTCCGGCGCGATAGGCGCGGGCGTCCTCCGCCACCACCATGTTCGCGTTGCTGTTCACGCTCTCGTCCAGCACGGCGAGGTAATTGCTGACCGTGGCCTGTCCGGCGGCGGCGGGCGCGTACAGCCCGGTCGTCTTGCGATACATCACGGTTCCGCGCGCAATGACGCCGTTGCCCGGCTCAACCGGGATGGCGATCACATCCGCGCCCTGCGGATCGGCCAGCAGGTATTCGGGGTCGTTGGTGCCGATCACTCCATACATGCTCATGTGTTATCCTCCTTCGCTTGATATGTGCCTGTTAGTACATGCCGCCGTCCGCCGCAGCCCGAACCGATTTGGCAAAGTCCGCGATCTCTTTGGCGGCGGCGCTCATCTCGTTTTCGGGTTTCTTGTCCGCGTCCTCGCTCGATCCGCCCGGAATGTCCGTGGCTTTCGCCGTTTCGTTCTTGCGCTGGGCGAGGAATTGCGGGCCCTTTTCGCGCTGGGCCTTGACGATGGCCTTGTGATACTCCATGGCGCTCATGCCGTTCTTCTTGGCGTCCGCCGCCATCTGCTCGTATCCCGCAGGCGTCAGATCGTCGATGTCGGCAATCCGTTGGCGCTCCGCCGTGATACTCTCCTGCGCGATGGAGTTTACCAGTGCCGAGTTCTCCGCGCGCAGTTGTTCCAGTGTGATGTCCTTGATGTCCATGCTCGGTTTTTCCTCCTTGTCGGTTTTATGTTCAGGCGAAGCCCCGGCAGCAACAGCCGGTGCCCCGTTTCTGACTGATGGTCTGCCCTTGGAAATCGGGATGCCCTCCGGCAACGCGCCGTAAATATCCCGCATCAGGGCAATGGCCTCCTCCGGAACGCCCGCCTCCGCGCTGGCAACCGCCTCCGCAGATTCCAATACTTCATCCGCGAAGCCCTCCGCCACCGCCTCCGAAGCTGTGAACCAGTGCGTTTCGTCCATCCACGCCTTGATCGTATCCTCGTCCTTCCCGCTGCGCCGGGCGTACATCGCGCGAAAATCGCCCTCCATCTTGCGGAGTTCCTTAGCCTCTTTCTCCAGAACGCTCGCCTCGCCGATGGCGTAAGAGCGCGGGTTGTGGATCATATAGGAGCTGCCTTCGGCGATATGCACCGTCCATCCCGGCGCGGAGGCAAGCAGGGTTGCGGCGCTGGCGCAAAGCCCTTCGATGTACACGTGCTTCTCTTTCGCCGTAATCTGCGCCATCATGGCGCGCATGGCGACGGCCTGATACACGCTGCCGCCCGGCGAATTGATCCGAAGATTGATTCGGTCGGCGTCCTTGACTTTTTTCAGCGCGGCGTCAAAATCCGTGGCCGTAACATTCGGGTCGTCCGGCCTCCACTTCCAACTAACGATGGTGCTGTATACCATGACCTCGCCGACGCTCCCGGCCTCCATCGTCGCGTCGAACCGAAACGCAAAGCACTCATGTTTCGGCATTGTCGAATCCCTCCTCCATCAATACGTTTATCACTTCTTCGCGCACAACGTCGCGCAATACGTCGCCCCCCGCGTGCGCTTTCGCTTTGCTCTGCCGTCCGCCTTCATCCTCCAGCGCGGTCAGTTCCTTCTTGCGCTGGCGGATGTTCGCCCGCCAGTCGTTGCCATTGTATTCGCTGGCCTCCTGCTCCTGGGTGGTGATGTTGTTGGTGATCCGCTTCTCGGCGGCATTGACCTCCTTGAGGGGATCGACATGCCCCATGCTCGCACCCATCCACATGCAGCCACACCACGCCTGACGCAGCGCGGGATCGTCAAAGAATCCCGGTGCTTCGATGCGCCCGGCGGCGACAGCCTCCGAAAGCCATTGCTCATAGACCGGCTGGCAAAAACTATTGTTGAATGCCGTCCGGTGTACGCGCACCGTGCGCCAAAAATCCAACAGCGCGCCGCGCGCCGCCGTGTAGTTGGATTCATATTTTTTAATGAGCACTTCCTTGGGGATTTCCATGCTCGAACCGATGATGGTTTCCAGTGTGGAAATGAACGCGTCAAACGCGCTGTTGTTCCGGATCGGGTTGACCTCTTTTACCTTTTTCCCGGGCGGCAAGTCATAGATCGCGCCAGGCGCAAGCTCAAGTTTGAGCTCGTCATCCGTCACTTTATCATCTTCGTTTACCGCATCCTCCATGCCGGCCTTGCCGTCGTCCTCGTCGCTTTCCAGGAAGGCGGTGAGCATGGAAGCCACGACGTTCGCCGCGAGCTCGCTGTTGATATACCGGTCAAGCTGCTTGATCTGCTCGATCTGCGCCGCGCAAAACGGAATCCCGCGCCGCTGCTCCGGTCGCTCGTGCGTCATGATGTGCAGGATATTGGGGTATCCCGTGTCACGTCCAACGGCGTCAATGCTCGTCCACTCGATTGTTTGCGTGGTGTTTTCCATCAAGGGATGCCGATTGGCGATATGGTAGCGGACTACCGCCCCGCTTTTGTCGATCTCCACGCCGTCCACGATGCGCCCGCCGCCGTCCAGTTCCACGCTCTCGCTCTCGCCCTCCGCGCTGTCCGGCGTGCAGACCCGGTCTGCTTCAATCAGGCGTATGACGGTTGTATAGGGTGTGCGCTTGTTCTCAATCATGCCAAACAGCGCAAATACGTCACCGGAAACCAGCATGCTCCGGAAGGCGAGCTGCTGCAATCCGTAGAAATTTTGCTGGCGTTCGGCGTCGCACATGGTATTCTCTGCCCATAGCTTGAATTCGCGGAGCGTATTCCGCTCCCATTCATCGCACGCTTCGTCGGCAAGGCCCAGCACTTCGCCGTCGATCTTGGGTTTTGGCTGTATGCCCCATCCGACAACGTTGGTCGTCAGCGTGGCGGGGCCGCTCCGGGCCAGCCCGCCGCCCGCGTACAGATCGCGCGCACGCTGGCGCAAAAGCGCGCCGTGCAGGTCAATATCGTCCTCCGCACTGCCGCCTCCGGCCAACCATCCGATCAGGCTGTTGAGCGACGTGGATGCGCCGTGGTTCCCGTATCCGGTTGCCGCCATTTTGGCATCTGATAAGCCGCCCTTTTCCGCCGATTCGCGCCGCACGCGCTCCAAAAATAACTGGTTTCCCTTCTTTGGGTTAAACAAAAAAAGCGCTCGTTCGCGCAAGTTTGGCTCCGGTCGTTTCAACCCATTCACCTCCCCTCGCCCTACATGTCGCGCGGCACAACGCGCACCACGCGCTTCGTGCGGACGCCTCCCGAAAGGGCCTCCACCACATTCCCGAAATAGTTGATTCTGGCGGCGATGTCCGGCAGATCAACCGCCGTAAACTCCCGCGTTCCAACGCGGTATTCTTTGGCCTGCCCGCTCGCCAGCGCCTTTTCGCACTCCTTCCAAAGGGTCAGCATTTCCTTCGCTTCGGCAAGGGTATATGCGGTCGTAATCGCCATTCGTCAGCCTCCCTTCGTCAAATTTTGATGCCACTTGAAACGACGCGTTTTGCCTTCCGCTTTTCGGCCTGTGCCTTCGTGATCGGCTCCACTTCCACGCTTCCGCTAAGCACCTTTTCATACTTATCAAAATTCCAGTTGAAGTACTTGAATGCCGCGCGCGCATAGTTTCGGCAGTCCAGCGGCTCGTTTCGGTCATAAACCTTTTCCCAAACCACCGTCGCCTTTCCGCCGCGCCTATGGATCACCATCTGCTCGGAAACCAGTCCGCGAAAATACTCCATGTCGTAGCCGCGCCGGTAATCCATCGGGAAGTGCATGAACCTCGGGCCCGGTTCTTCAACGGTTGTCGCGTGCATAATCGCTTCTTTGCCGCAGTCAACGCCGATGATGAATCGCACGGCGTCCTTCTTGCCTCCGCCCGTTTTCATCGGGCGCACATACGGCTCGCTCTCGCCGCCCTTGCCCTTGATGGGCCATATCCGCTTATGCGCGCGCTTTGCACAGGCGTCGTAAACCTCTTGCGTGAAGTGTCCGCCGGAATCGACGAACGTAGCGAGAATGCGCATCGCCATTCCGTTTTTCATTTTCCATTCCCGATCAAGCAGCGCATCCACTTCTTCCCATACGCCGGGCGAATCCGCCCGGCCCGGAATGATTCCACGGCTGATTCCCCAGCTTTCTTCGTCGCGGCTCCATCCAACCACCTCATATTCGAGGCGGTTGTCCTGCGTGTCAATGCCCATCGTAAGCACCAGCGCGCCCGTCGGAACCTCCGCGTTATAATGCTCGCGCCGCGCGTGGAGCTTTTCGGGTTTCCCGCTGCGATCCAGCAGTTCCCATGTTTCGCCCAAAATCGTATTGTAAAAAACCTTCAAAAGCTCCGGATCATCCTTGGCTTTTAGGAAAGAGTGTACGATGTCCTTCCAGTCAGACCACGGCGACATGAAGGCGTTCAGCCGGAAGGAGCGGACGCCGGTTTCCATCGCCTCCGGGTTGCGCTGAACCCATTTGGCGGGACAACGCTTGACCTCGTATTCCTCGGTTTCGCGCTGGCATACCGGGCATTTCCACGTCACGCCTTCCACGCGGTATCCCTTTTCCCCGTTGGCGTCGTATTCGCTTTTTGTGAATTTGATGTCCACCCAACGGATGAAACTGTACGTTCGGCAATGCGGGCACTCAACGTGCCATTCCTCTTGCGTTCCGGAAATGTATGCGCGCTCGATTTTACTTTTTCCCTTGATGGTTGGCGTGGAAGTCTGCACCACGCGGCGGTTATGGCGGAATGTTTCCGTTCGGCGTTCCGCCAGTTCAAGCGGATCGCCTTCCGTTCCCGCGCTTTTGGGAAACCGGTCGATCTCATCCATGAATTCATACCTCACTGGGCGGCCCGCCAGTTCCGTCGGGCTGTTTGCTCCGGTGATCGTAACGCTGCCGCCCGGAAATGTTTTCATGGCGATGGTGTTTCCCGCGTCCCGGCTCTTGGCCTCATAGACCTTCCGCGCAAGCGCCGGGCAGGCTTTGATCATCGGGGCAATGCGGCGTTTCGAGAAGTCCTCGGCGAAGTCGTCCGTGGGCTGAATAAACAGCATCGGGCCGGGATCGACGTCGATTGCCCGGCCCATCATATTCAATTCCAATTCAGTCTTGCCGACCTGCGCGCTTGCCATGATGATGATTTTCCAAATGCCCGGCTGTGTAAACGCGTCCATGATCTCGCGCTGGTATGGGGCCCGATCCGTGCGCCATGGCCCCGGCTCGCTGCTGGATTCGGAAACCAGGATGCGGTTATCATCCGCCCACTCCGAAACGGTTTGTAGCTTCGGCGGGCGGAACATTTGGTAGGTGTATTGCACGAGCTCCGCAAGCGTCAATGTTTACACCTCCCCGTCATCCTCTCCTTCCTCGTCGCTTATGCTCGCCTGTGCGTATTCCGGAACCGGTGCGTCCGCAATGCTGTTTAGAATATCGCGCACCTCCCGGTCGATGATCGCGGCAATCTGCTCGGCGCTTTTCATCATAACCACCATGGGCGCAACCTTGCTCGGAAGGTGGATCATGTTTTGCATGACCGTGTTGGCTATATCTCCCCATAGCCGCCGCACATCCTGCACATCCACCAACCGTCCTTCCATTTTGGCGACTTCCAATTCCGTTTTCTTGGTTTTCACGCGCTCGTGTATGGCCTTCACCTCATCGAGCGTTTGATCTCCTACCGTCGCGTTGCTCACGTTGTAGGACACCCAGCGCTGCACGAAAACCGCCAGATCGTATTTCTTGTCCTCGCCTTCAACGAAAAGTTTTCCGTCCTGCGGAAGCCCCGTGTCGATGTCGTGCAGGCGTCGATAACTGTATCCGGCCACCGACGCCAGTTCCTTTTTGGTTAGAGATATGCCCACGCGCGCCACCTCACTTTGCGTATCTGCGCACAAGCGCTTCGTGCTCGTGTTCGATGCGCTGTTTGAGCACATCCATGATCCCGTCCTGCACGGCCTCCTCGCTTCGGTTCGTGGGCATTTGCGGCACACCGATACCAACCGCCGGGCGGATGCGCGATCCGCTCTTGTTCAGGCGGGCGTATACGCGGCCCTTTTTTGGCCCGCTGAAAACCATGAAATGCACGGCGTCGCCGGATGATGGAAGTGTGCTCGCGCCCGCCGTGACGACATTCGCCGTCACCTTGTAGGCGCGCCGTGTGCGCTTTCCGCGCCTGCCCGCATAAGGCGTTGTGATGCGCGATCCCCCGACACTGGCGCTGGCCTTGTACGGCCCGCTCCCGCCGATCCAGCCCCGCGCGCCCTCAACCGGTATGCTGCATCCAACCTCCGCGCCGATGGAAGTCCTGGGGTCGCCCACCTGTTTGCCGATCCACGACGGCGTTGCCTGGTAGTCCGGCGGCACCTCTTTTTTCAAAATGGTTCGCGTCCGCGATCCCGTGCGTTTGAGCGCCCGGTACATCACTTTGCGGAATTGTTCCGGCGTATGGACGGCGCGCATGCGTTCAATCAGCCCGGAAAGCTCCGACGTATCTACGCGCAGCATCACAGCCATGCACCCACCTCCATTCCCAAAACGCAAAACGGGCGGCGCTGTTACGCGTCGCCCGCTATCCACTTCTTTCGACGATAGCAGTATAGCATGTCAAGGGCTGACAATCAAGACATTTTTTAAATTTTTATCTTCCTTCCCTCGAAATCACATACCGATCCCGCCATTTGACGCTTGCCATGTCCTCCGCTTGTTCGACGGCAAACCGCGCGCTCCTGAATCCTCGTTCCGTCATGTTGAGCTCGCTGCGCACTTTATTCGGTGGGATGTTTTCCACGTACATCATAACGACGAACGTGCGCATGTTGCGGTTCGGAATGCAATTGATGATCCGCTCCGCCGCTTTCAGCTCCCGCGTAAATTCCTTGACGCGCTCTTTGTGCTCCTCCTCAAGTTCGCTGACGGCGGCAAAGGCCGCGTCGATTCCCGTCGGGACGCCGCCGCTCCTGGGCATGCCGCTCAAGTGCTGCGTGATGTTTGTCATGCGGTCTTTCAGCCAAAGCCTCCGGGTTTCCAGCGTCCGGACTTCTTGCATCACATAAATCACGCGCTGCAATAAGGGTATGTCCCGGTTTTTGATCACGATGGGCCGTTTCTCCTCCGCCCCACTTCGCTCGTTCATAACATCCTCCCCGTAAAACCGCAAGCGTTTTCGTTTTTACTCCGCTTCTCCGGCCTGCCGGAGTATGCGTTCGTATTCCGGCTTCAGGTCGCGCCGCGCCCTGCGCACATTAAGCGCCTTCGTGACCGGATACATTGCAATCATCTGCATATGGATGAGCGCCTGCAAGATACAGCCGATCAGATACAGCATCGTCCGCACGAGCATCCGAATTGCGAGGATCATATCCTCTCCGTTTTCGTTGATCCCGTCCAGAAGCCCCGTTCCCATGTGTATGTACGTCCACACTGGGCGCTCGACAATCGTGCGAATCATGTCGTCACGGCTCCGTATGATAACCGGCTTTCTCATGGATTTGTCCTCCCGTCATGTATTCAGCATTCCGGTTTCGCTCGGAATGTCAATGCCGGTTTCGGCAATGGCCTGTTCCCGTAGTTCCTCGGCGCACGTCGCCTCAAAGGCAATGTCCTCAATGGCGTGGAGCGCCCTTAGACATCGCTCTTTCCCGAACCCGAATCCGCGGTGCAGGGCAAGCACCGTCGCCGCGAGGAACATCCTGTTCTGAAACACGATGGCGGAATTCGCCTCCCGCTTCGCCGTGTTCTTCAGGTCCTGAACCGTGATTCCGTGGCGCTGCAATTTCGCAAGCTGCCGCCGCTGCGCTCTGTTCACAAAACCCCTCCATCCATCGTAAAATTACGGGTATTCATCGTCCGTCCCGTCAAAGCCGTGTTATCATATGCTTATCCCACGCAAGGAGGCACGTCATGCACTATGTTGATATTTTCGCCCAGCGAATGAACGATCTTCGCCAACAGAAACGCTTGTCCAAGTCCGCATTTGCCCGCAACCTCATCGCCGAAACGAATGCCCTTTCCGCAACCACACCAGAGAACCACCCCGATTTCGCACTGACCATCGACGGCCTGATCGCCACCGCAAACGTCCTCGGCTGCTCGGTTGATTATTTGCTCGGAAGAACGGACAATCCGAAGCTATGCGGCTGAACGCTCCGCTTCATCTCCGGTTGTTTGACCGTCCTTTCGTCACGTTGCGGGCGCAAGCACCCCTTCATCGGCTTTAGGCGCTCCGGCTTTCTTCGCTTCTTTATAGCCATTGGTCAAGTCCGATAGCCATTCGTCAATCTGGCACAGGCAGCCGCCGTCAAACACCGTGCCATGATTCGGAAAGAAGCAGTACCCGCGCCATGGGCCGTACCACGCAATTTTCCCGAGCAATAGGCCCGTTCCGATCTCCCTCACGCAATAAGAGCGCGTTTTCCGGTTCTTTTCCGGCGGCATAATCTCCGCCTTCATGTACTTCCCGACAAGCCTTTCAGGCACTCCGCGTTCCCCCTTTCAGTTTCTCGACAACCTTCTTCATGTGTTCCGTGGCGACTTCCTGCGCGATCACGCGATCCTCGTCCGTTTCCGTTTTGTCCCCCATGATTCCGGAGAACTGTTGAATTTTGAGGCCCAGGAATTCCTGGATCACCTCGTCGGTACCCTCCTCGGCCACCAGGTAATAACACAGCACGCTATCCTCCTGGCCGATTCGATGGGCCCTGTCCTCCGCCTGCGAATGGATGGCGGGCGACCAGTCCAATTCTCCAAACACAACGCACGTCGCCCTTTGAAGGTTCAGACCGGCGGCGGCGCGCAGGCTCACCATGCAAATGTTTGTTTCGCCGTTCATGAACGCCGTTACGCTTCTGTCTTTCTCCGCCGATGATTCCCGCCCCGTGATCTCCACAGGCTTGTATGCCTTCAAGTCCTCCATGTAGGTGTCAAACACGGCGTGATGGTAGGCGAACAGCAGCACCTTTTCGTCGGCGTCCAGCAGCATCTTGACAAATTCCGTTACGAACGGGGCTTTTGCGATCCCGATGGCTTTCCGGCTTTCGTTGACCGCCTCCCGCGTCAAGCGCCCCTTCTCGAACATGTCCTTGATGCTGTCGATGGCCCGCGCCTTTTCCACCGCCCCTTGGATCAGTTTCCCGTATTTCCCTTTGTCGAAGTCCACAGTCTGCGTAACGCGCCGTTTGGGTGGGAGCTCCTTGAGCACTTGCCCCTTCGTTCTGCGCAGCATGAGCCCTTCGGCTTTGAGATAATCCCCGAGTTGATCCGGGTTTGTCACCACGTCGCTCCCGTATCCGTAGCACCATTCCCGCGTGAAACTATCCCAGTCGCCCAGGCAATGGTACTCCAGGATGTTCATCACCGACCAGATTTCCCCGCCCCGGTTGTAAATCGGCGTGCCGGAAAGCCCTATGCACGTCGGAGCGCTTGCGCTGACGAGCGATGCCGCGCTGTATTTTTCGGTGCCGGTATGGCGGAGCTCCTGAATTTCGTCAAAGATCACCGCGCGGAACGCGTATTCCGGCAATTCATTCTTCCACCCCCGAAGCAGAAGATAATGGATGATGTAAATGCTTGCCGCCGGAAGCTCGTATGGTTTCAGTCCTTTGATCACATGTACGGAATCGTCAGCGCCCTTCCCCTCGAAACTCAACTGTTCGTTTCCCGGAAGCCGCAGGAACCGGCGTATTTCCGCCTGCCAGTTCCGTACCAGGTGCGGCGGAACAACGATCAGCGCCGGGTATGCCCCCTTTGCCGCCAGGTACGCGAGCGCCTGAATGGTTTTCCCTAAGCCCATTTCATCGGCAAGCAGCGCACGTTCCGCGCCGAGTAGGTAAGAAAGGCCCTCTTTCTGGAATTCCTTGAGCGTCCCCGTGAATTCTGGCGGCGTGGTTGCTTTTGCGGGCCGTTTGTTGAAATTCTGAATGCGTTCCACGTGGGCGACCGCCTCCGAATAGCTCTTGTCCCACGCCTCCGCGTCCTCTATGGCGAGCGGAAACCGCAGCATGATCCAGTTCAGGTTTGCGGAATTCCGCTTCGTGTTTGGAAACCGGCACTTGCCTCGCCCGAAGGATGTTGACCCCGGAAAGATGCGCTTGATCACTTCCACCATGCCCGGATTCCCCTCGACAATCCAGCTCGACACCGTGCCGTCCGACCTCTTTACGGGCCGAAGCGTTCCTTCCGCCTCCGCCTTGGGCGTCGGTTTCCGCAGGTAATCCGGCATCATAGTGCAATCCCCCACAACTTCGATAGCCCGATCACCATGCACGGCTTCCCGTTGTCTGTCTGCGTGATCGGCCTTTGCAGGCTGGTTTCAACAACGACCGCCACGGCCTTCACCTCGCTCGACGCTGCGTATCGGTTGATTTGCTCAAAGAGCATCCGCCGGTTCGGTTTTCCCTTCTTCACTTCCACCGCGACGCCCGATTCCGTCAGAAAGTCAACTCGCGCGCCGCGCCCGAGGACGTATTCCTTTTCGTAGATGATCCCGGCTCGCCGGAACGCCTCGGCAATTTTCCCTTGCAGGGCGTATTCTTCCATCGTGATACCTACGCGTAATGTGTTAAGCACATTAGCCACCGCCTCCAGTGCGTTGCCCGCCTCCAGCGAAACGAGCTCATTCACCGGTTTTTTCATCGTGCGCATCCTCCTTTGTGACCGTCAAAACCTCATCGTCAGGCGCCACGTGCCCGCCGCATCCTTCATAAGGGCATTTGTCGTCCCGCATGTCAATGAGCCTGGCCGCCGAATAGCAGGCTTTCCCGCACTTCCTGCATACAAACCGGTTCATGCCGCTTCTCCTTTGCACATTTCGGGAACGTTTGCGGCCACAAGCGCCCGTGCCAGCGGCGGGCAAACAGAATTCCCGCACTTGTCCGTCTGTTCCTGTTTTGGGATCGGCCTCCCGTCCGCATCATGCTCAATAATGTAATCTTCCGGGAACCCCTGCCCCAGGAATAATTCCTTTGGCGTGTACATGCGAAGTCCAATGTCCGTGATGGCATATGGCTCTCCATGCACCATCACAAGCCCGAACCGGTCTTTTGTGGTAATCGTCGGAACCGGCTCCGTCATGTCACTTCCGTCGCCCGTGCCGTAATATTTGAGCAGGAAGGCGCGCACTTGCCCAAAATGATTCCCTCCCGCCGTAATGGTTTGCAACGGCGTGTCCATTGGCTGGCCGAGATTCTGCCCCTTGAGTTTTGTAATGTAAGCTGCGCAAAGGCTGTTGTGATCCCGGCTCGTGATCGTCCCGATGGGGCTTTCAAGCTCACTCCCGCACCCCTTGTATCCTCCGTCGAAATACTTGTGGATGAACGCGGATACCAGCCCGTACCTGTTGGCCGAATCGATGGTCATAATAGGTGCGTTCAGCGTTTGTCCCCGCACTTCTCCATTTGCCTTCGCGCCATGGTATTGAGTGACAAAGGGCGCAAGCGTTGGTTTGATAAACATATGCGAATTAACCGTCGTGACGGTGCTTAGTGGGCGCTCAATATCCTCTGGCGCATTGTCGTATTTGTAGTTGATGAGAAAGGGTTTCGGGTTTTCCAGCACGAACTTCACCACGCCCTGCGCGATCCGGCGCATGGTCTTTTCTGAAAGCGGGCGCTGCGCCCGGATTCCATACTGCTGCCAGATTTCTTCCCGCGTCGCAAAAATGGAAGGGCACGGGAGCGAAAAGTCCGTAATTTCTGCCGCCGTCCTCCACGGCTTGAGAAGGCCGCTCACGGCCTCCAGCCGGTCGGGGCTTCCGTGCGTCGGCTCCGGCCATACAATGCGCCTGCCGTCACACCTGGCGATCAACACAAAGCGTTTCCGGCTTGTCGGCGCGCCGTAATCGCAGGCCACAAGCTCACGCCATTCCACAGAATAACCCAGCGCGCGCAGTTGCCGGACAAACTCATGGAATGTCGTTCCGGCCAACTCCTTGATGGGAAGGTTGTCCTTTCCAATCGGCCCCCACGTCTGGAATTCCTCCACGTTTTCAAGGAAGATCACGCGCGGCCTGACTTCCTTTGCCCAGCGAATGACCACCCATGCCAGCGAACGAATCTTCTTTTCCACGGGCTTTCCGCCGCGCGCCTTGCTAAAATGCGTGCAGTCCGGCGAGAACCACGCCATGCCAACCGGCTGCCCGCCGCATGCCTTCCTCGGGCTTACACTGAAAATATCTTCGCAGTAATGCCGCGTTCCGGGATGGTTTGCGCGGTGCATGGCGATTGCCATGGGATCATGGTTCACGGCAATGTCTACATCGCGGCCCAAAGCCATCTGAATCCCGGTCGATGCGCCGCCGCCTCCCGCGAAATTGTCAACGGCCAATTCTCTCATCGTCGCGTCCTCCGCCCCTTATTGCTCAATCCTTAGTGTTGGGTTGAATTCATAGCCCGCGTTACGCCCGAGTTCCCGTGCGATCGGATGCTCGTACACGGGCGCGGTTCTCAATTTCAGCGGCCCGAGCGTCCCCATGAAGTCGTTCACTTCTTGCGGCACAATGACCATGAGCTCCATTCCGGGATCACCGCTTCGGTTCTGCTCCTCATACTTGGCATCCAGCCCTTCGGCGAATCCCAGGGCATAGTTAAGCGTGTATCCTTTGAGAATGCTTCGTGAAAGCGTCCCTGGTTCATGCTTCCTGCGTATGGAATCGCCCCATTCAAAAACGTGTTCGCAGGCGTAAGAGAGTATAACGTTTGAAATCGCGGCATCATCATTAAGTCCGACGAAAAGAACATGTTGGATTTGGCTCCCCTTTTTCCCGCTTGAGCAGACGCCGCACCGGTGATGCTTTCCGATCACCCGCGCGATTTCAAGAATCCAGATGTTCTTTATCCCGGAGAAGGAATATTCGGATTCAGCCCGATTGAGATCGTCCTTTTCTCGCTCCACATCGCGTTCAGTCAGTTTATACCTTGCCATGAGCCTCCGCGCCGCCAGCAGCGCCGCTTTTGCTTCATGGTCATTGTGGCTTCCGGCCAAAGCAAGCAACTTTGCGATCTTGTCTTTCGCCTTTTCGACAGGCATGCTTTTCATCGCTGCGTTCATGGCGTTCCCTCCAGTCCGCTCAATATCGTCGCCGCGAGTGTTCCGCTCTCAAGGGCTCTGATGCGCCTCTGCGCCGCCGTGCACACCTTCCGGCAGTAACTCCGCCTCCGGCAGATTTTGCACCGCCCGCTCCCCTTCCAGCCTTCATGCTGGTTCGGCGCGGCGTCCGCCTGGCGAATATACGCGCTTGCCGCTGCTATGAGCTTGTTCGCGGCGTCCCTTCGCAGTTTTTCATTCACGTTTCGTATCCTCCAGCGACTTTAGCGCCGCGTCCCTGTACATTTCGGGCACCATGCGCTCAATGGCCTTTCGGCATTCAAACGGGTTCAATCCGCAGCGCCCGCGTTCCGGGCACCCTGGGCACACCGCATTGCCAATCCACCCTTTGATCGCCTGCCCCGAGTATTCCTCCGCCCCTCCGCCGAGATAGGCCAGCGCCAGCGCGTCGCAATGCACATGAGTTTTCTCGTCGTAGAAACTGTCGCAGTACATGCCGGTCTGCCGGATATACTCCTGCCCGGCGCGAATCGTCCCATGGCACAGATCGCAGGCGTAGTTCTTTCGCGCCCGCCGCTGTACCCGATCCGCAAAGCCTTCGTCGAAATTCACGGTCAAGCACCTCCATCAGAACGGTAACTCATCGTCGTCAACCGGCGTGAATCCATCGTCCCCGGCATATCCTCCGGTTCCGGGCTCCTGGGCGTCCTCCTGCTTGCGCTGGCCGCCTCCCAGGAAATGCACCTCATCGGCAATGATCTCGGTGACATACCGCTTTCCGCCGTCCTTCGCGTCGTAGCTTCTGGTCTGGATACTCCCGCAGATGCCGCACTTGCGGCCCTTGGACAGGTATTTCGCGCAAAGCTCTCCGGTCTGCCTCCACGCCACGATAGGCAGAAAATCCGCCTCGCGGACGCCCTGCGAGTTTGCGTATCGCCGCTGCACGGCAAGCCGGAAACTGCACACCGAAACGCCGCTCGGCATCACCGTCAGTTTGGGTTCGTCGGCCAAATTGCCGATCAGTTCCACGCGGTTCATAATCTCCCTCCAGCGCTCACATGGAGCTTTCTGTGTATCCTCTGTCCCACCAGTCATCCTTACTGTCCCGGAGCGCCGCGACCGTCGCAATGCCCCGTTCCTCCCAGTCGAACAGCAGTTTGAGCGTATAGGCCATCGGGTTATCCAGTGCGTATTTCCCGTTTCTGGAAACGGTCATCGAGATTGCCTCGGCAACAAGCTCCATCGGGAACCGGCTGGACGCAAGAACGGTATCGAGCACTTTGCGCCGGTCGAAGAACAGCTCCCCCGCCTCCGGGCTCGCCTCTAGGTACGCTCGAATGCTCATAAGCTCTCGGCTCTCCTGCCTGGTCATCGGACGTGCCCTCGGCGGGAACACCTCCGCGATCCTCCGGTCATCGACGTTCAGATCGCGCGCGCGTTCTTGTACCAACAATGGTTTGTTGGTGTAGTTCTGGTAGTGAAGAAGTGAACTACCCATAGGTTCATCCTCTTGCGAAGCATATGTCGTCGTTGCCGTATCTTCGTCACTTCTCCGTAGGTTTCCATGGGTTTCGTTATCCATAGTTTTATTTATATATGTTCCCTGCCCGTTTCCCCGCTCGATACCCTGCCCGTTACCCTGTTCATTTCCCTGCTTTATTCCCTGCTCATAACTCTGTAATTTAGAGTTATAAACGGGGTTTTGCGAAAAATAGCGAAGGGTATAGACGGGGGTGAGCTTCTTTTGCCCTTTGTAGGCAATCAGGCCCGCCTGTATCAGCCAGTTCCTGGCCTTTATCAGGCTGTCCTCCGAGCATCCAATCATTGACATCAACAGGCCGTTGGATACTGTGATCCGCTCCGGGAACCGCTCTTTGTTTGCCAAATACTGTAATTTGCGCATCAACTTGTAAGCGGTTGCGGGGATCGGATGGGTCAGTTCCCAATCGTCAAGCCCGTTGATCTCAATCAGGTAATTGACGCTCATAGGCATGTCCCCCTCCTGGGCCGGTCAGCCGTGATAGCCTCCGGCATCCGCCCCGCCGTACTCCGGTCTGTGCATGCTTCTCTCCCGGTCAAATCCGTCCGGGTATCTCTCCCGCAGTTTCTCAATGTTCCGTCTCGCCACCTCGGCAAGCGGAACGTCAAGCCCGTCGGAAAGCTCCGCGAGATACCAAAGCACGTCGCCCATTTCGTCAACCAACTTGTTCCGGTCGAGCTCATGGCCCTGAAAAAAGTATTTTTTTAGTAGATCGGCGACTTCTCCGGCTTCTCCATTCAGCCCTAAAACGCCGTTTTCAATCTTGTCGGAGGGCGTATGCGCGTTGCTTGTCCGCATGGCGAGCGCCTGATACTCATTCATGTTCATCGTGAAGCGCCCTCCTCCGGAATCCTCACATCGACAATTTCCCTGCCGCCGATCATCTCCCGCGCCTTCTCCTCCGAGGCCCACCAGCACTGGCAGCCCCATACGGTATTGCCGTTATCCAGTGCGATTTTGGGATTGGTCATTCCGAAACGTGATAAGAATTCATCAACGGACGCCGGCGGCACTTCATCGCCCAAATACACGCCGTAGCCCAGCAGCTTCACGATTTTCTCGTCAGCCGACAGAATTGCGCCGACCCTCATTCCCGGTTTCATCATTCCACGCCCTCCCTCTCCAGCGCCGCGCAAGTGGCTTCCTCGTCTTGCGCGATCTCATTGTGCATGATGGCAAGACAGTCCAAAACATCCGAGAAGTATAAGCCCTCGTTCAGATCGTTCAAGGACACGCCAAAGCGGGTCATGCAATACCGATTGTGGTTCCCTTTGGTGTTGAGCATCGAATAAGCTGCGGCGAGCGCCCTCCGTTTGTCCGTCTGGCTGTATTCACGCTTTTGCTTTTCCATGCGCGTCCTCCATCTTCTGCGTCACGTTGGCGGTCGGCTTTGTTCTAAACGCTTGCCAGCCCAGCAAGTGCAGCCCGAAATGGCCGTCCTTGTCGAAACTGCAAGTCAAGTTGAGAAAGTCCGGATCAGCCTCCAGCCAAATGGGCATGCCGTTCTCCACGTGATCCCAGCCTTCCCTTCCGTCGCCATAGCGCACGTAGACCGGCTCTCCCTCCATCTGCGCCAGATCGTCGGCGGTCAACGGCATCGGCGGAGCTTCGTAGGTGGCGCGCAGCCGCTCAACCTCGGCGCGGAGGGCGGCAGTTTCTTCCGGCGTCAGACCGGTATCCTCGTAGGCGGCCAGCATTGGCATGATGTCATCCCCGGTTTTCCTGGCGCACTTCACCTTGCCATTCGGCAACCTCATCGTAATCCTATCCATTCTCCCCATCCTTTCCCTCCCGGAGGCGGTCACAATTCTTGTGTAGCCAAAGGCAGATGCGTTCCATCGCCTTCCAACGGTAGAAATACCAGATCGCCCGCGCCTTGTCCAACGGCCCCATGAACAGCCAAAGCGGAAAGAACCTGTCGCGTACCTTTGAAAACATCAGGCACCTCCTCGGCTTTCTTGAAGCATTGCGCACGCCGCGCTCACTCGGTTGATGGCCCTTGCGGGCCAGTGCTTTTTCACCATCCACACGCGGGCGCTATTCAGCGCTCGGAACATCGTCACCCGAAAGCTCGGCACGACCGCGCACCTCCTTCACCGCGTCGCGCACGCAAAGTGCGTCATTCCACGTCTGGACTTGCGACAGCACTACCGGGTACTCGTGCTTCGGGATTTCGTGCAGGGCGGAAACGCCATACCGCGTAAGGACGGCGCGCCGGATCATGGCGGAAAGGGACTTGACGGCCTTTGCGTCGTCGGCGCACTCCCGTTTCAGCAGAATCTCGCGCGCCCGCTTGCGGATCGCCTCGTTGAAATAGCGCACCTGCTGGGGCGTGACCAGCGTGTTCAGGCGGATTTGCCGCTCCATCGCCTCGATGCGGTCACTCTGCACCTTTTGCGTGGCCGCCAGCCGATCCAAGGCCTCGGTGTTGTTTTTCATCATGCGGGCCATGGCTTCCATAAGCGGCGAAAGCATCTGCTCAAGCACCCGCGCAAGCTCCGGCGGCGGTGCCGTGCTCGCCAACGTAACGGCCCTCGTGCCTTCCGGTTTACTCTCCGACATAGATAGGCCCCCCTTCAATGGTGTTCATGGCGGCGCGCGATCCCGCCGCCCAGCTCTCGACGGTCTTGAGAAGTGTGTCAAACTCGTACCGATCTGTCTGGTGCATGGTTGCGAAAGCGCCGCCCATGTGAGGCATCCGCGCGACGGTTCCGATAAACTGCCGCACGGCGGATGCGAATTCATCCAGCGTCAGTTCCTCGCCGATCACGCGCTCCGCGTCGCCTTTGGCGATGGCGCTCTGCGTGTTCAGCAGTTCCGCCTGCAAGGCGTCGTATTCACGCTGCTTCTCCGCAAGCATTTCTTCCGTTTCCTTGAGCTCGCGGCGCAAGCTGTTGTTTTCGGTAACGGCATTGCGGTGAGAATCAAGGGTTTCCTGCGCAACGCTGGCAACGCGATCCATTTCGGTTTTGTACTTTTCAAGCAGCTCGTCCTTCTGCCGAATGGTTTCTCCAATTTCCTCCGGGATTTCGGGCGGGCGTTCTTCCAGCACGCGGGCCCGGTGCTCCGCCAGTTCTCGGGCGGCGCGCTCTCGGTCAATTTCCGCTTGTGCCTCATCCCGCGCCTTGCGCACAGCCTCCTCAACCTCTCGGCTCGTCATGTCGGCAACGTCGTTTTCGGTGACAAACTCATCCTCCGCCCCGTCCGGCAGGGAAAGCATTTTAAACAACTTGCTTTTCTCGATGCTCGCAAACGCCGGTTTGCTCCCAAAACGGGCATAGATTGCCATGAGCTGCTGGGCGCTGCGCTCGCTCATCCCGGCGTTCTGACGAATCCATTCCGTCCATTCGCCATGCTCCACCAGTTTCTTCGCTTCCGTGAACACGCGCCCGAGCTGGAACATGTTCAGCGCCAGCCCTTCGCTGTATGCGCGGGCCTCCGCTGCTAAGTTGGTAAGGCGTTCCAGTTCGGCGCTGTCCCGCCTTGCAATTTCGTTCATCAAGACACCCCTTTCTCAAATGACCGCTTGCAAAACAGGCATTTTTTTGCTATAATAGCAATGGGGATTTTTGCAAGCGTTGAGCAGATTCCCGCACAGACCGTAGTTGTTGCGAGCAGCTACGGTCACTTTTTGCCTTTCCCTTCCGGCGGGCCCGGCGGCTTCATCCAATGACTGAAAAACTGATTCTTCGGCACATTGTGCCACCCCGTCACCATGACGCCCTGATATTCGTGCCACACCAGAACGCACCCTTGCGGATCGCCGTCATGCTTTCCCGGCATCCGTTCCGCCGTGCTGATCCACCCGTTCGTCATATCGGCCTCCCGTCCGGGCCATATACCTGAACGCCGTGCTCTAAAAGTGCCTTCGTCCACACTTCCTTCACGCCATCGTCGCAATGTTCCATAGCATCCGCCCATTTCGGCGCGCGGTCGTGTTTCTGGTAGAATTTCATCTGATAGTAAAGGCTGTTCACGTTGTGCGGAAGCGCCGGATCGTGCGCCACCGCGCATTCAGGGCACTTCCCAGGTGCCGGAGGAAGGATCGTCATTTCCTTGAAACTGATCTCCTTGATCTCTCTGGCCTTCAATCTGTCGTCCTCCTTTGTGTAAAATGGCCCGTCTTTCCGGGCTGCCATCGGTTGCCGCAGCACGCCGCACATAACCGAAAACATGGCTCGCGTCCGCTCCCGCACCCGCTTCTTTCCGCAGAATCGGCCTCGGCGGTGGAGTGTCAAAGATCGCCGGTTTTCCGTTGCCCGGTTCCGGGGCGCTTCCCTGGCAGGGTAGGGAAGATGCTAAAACCGAAAAAGCCCTGGTGCGGCCCTTTGGAATTGAACCAATCCTGATGTCGATGGCGGCGAGGTGAGGGGTGCACACCCTTTTACGGCTTCGCCAACCGTCCGCCTGCTTCCGCTCTGCCATGAGCTAAGGCCGCATGGTGCCCGTCTTTCCGGGCTGTCAGATTGCGCCCCAGTGAATCCAAGGAAACGCTGCTCCTCGTGCGTTGTCCGCGATATACGCGCGCCGTTTGGCTGGCTGTCATAGCGCCGCTCGTGCCGCAATCCCCGTCTCTCCGGGTCGTCACGTTGTATTGCCGATTTGCGGGGTTCGCCCTTCAACGTTTGGCGCATACTCCCCTGGTGTGGCCGCCGGGAATCGAACCCGGCCCTTGTGTCGTCGGCGGCAGGGAAAGGGCAATGTTTGTTTTTTGCACCCTTTTACGTGTTTGGCAACCGTCCGCCTGCTCCTGCGCTCACCTGTGCGCTACGGCCACATGTAGTTATTGCTGATTGACACACTCCAAATGCTCCCTGCACCACTGGATCGCGGGGATGTACTTGAGTTGGGCCACTTCCCGGAGCTCATCCGAAGTGCTGATCCGCACAACGGTCGCGTTCCTCGTTCTCCCCTCTGTCTGGAACGACACCATGATCTTTCCGTTCCACGGGCTGCTTCCGCCGTTCTTCCGCTGGGATACGCTCCACACGGACGCAACTGTTTGCGTTCCGCCGGATTTGCAGAATTGATTCAGCTCCCTTAACTGATCGGGCGTTTCAACCGCGAACAACTTCATTCCCTACACCTCCACAATCTGAATTCCCAGGCATTCCTTCATCTGCCGCCGCTTGAGCCGGTATGTCTTGTCCCTCCTTGTTGCCTCGCTCTTTGCGTCCAGCACCGAATAGGTCATGTCGTTGTTGAGGATCACAAAGTCGGCAATGTACTTCACGCCGCCGGGAAGAATGAACGGGTGCTGCATGATGAATCCGCGTATCTCCCCGGCCCGCAAGCGAATAAGAACAACATCATATACCTCCGCCTCGTGCTGGCTTTGAAATTTCAGGTTCCCGCGCGTCGTCGGCTTGTTGTGGTATTTGTTGGGTCTTGATTCTCTGCCCACTGGCCGCCCTTGCGAAAAGCCCTCCGGCATCCTCTGGCCCGTCCGCTTGCAGTAATCCGCCAGCCATTCTTCGCTGAACGTCAGGGCAGCGCTCATACCGTGGCCGCCTCCGCCCTTTTCAGTACATCCAGCGCATACGCTTCCACGTTCCCGCCGGAAAGTACCTGGAGCATCCAGTCAACCATTTCATTCATAGAGGACGCCTTCCCATCCCCTTCCCGCGGTTCCACACTCTCAATTCGCGGGTCAAGTTCTTTAGCGGGCACTTAAACCGCCTCCCTCTCGGGCGAAATGTAATCCTCAAACCCAAGGCCGAGTTCCCTTGAGATAAGAAGCAATTCCGTCGCGGTCATCCTCCGCTTCCCTTTGAGCGTCTTTCCGAGCGTGTCATCGTCCATTCCGACCTTTCGCGCCAATGCACGGATTGTCATTCCGATACTTTCGCGGCGCGCATTGATAACATCCGCGCACTCTACCCTCACCGTAATCACCGCCTTAACTCTACGTTTTTTAGAGTACGCCTATATATTACTCTATGTATTTTAGTGTGTCAAGGTGTTTTGGCGAATTAAATCTACGTTTTTTAGATTTTTCCCTTGAAATCTTCTGATAACAATGCTACAATGTGGGCGAGGTGAAAAATGTGGGCATAAAGGACATCCGGAAAATTCTTGCGGAGAAACTGCGCTCGTTCCGGGAGCGGTCTGGTCTTACCGCGAAAGAAGTGGGCGAAAAGGTTGGCAAAAGCGAAAAGACGATCTCCGCATGGGAGCATGGCCGAGGCCAGCCCGATGCCGATATGCTTATTGAATTGTGCTCACTATATAACGTTACAATAGGTGACTTCTTTGATCAGCCGCAGCCGCAGATTGAGGACTTGAACAGTGGTGAAACCGAACTGGTTAGCATTTTCCGGAGCCTCAATAAATCCGGCCAAGAACTTCTGCTTGCAAACGCAAGAGCGTTTGCAAGCAATGTTGACATGCAAAAAGAAGCGGACGGAAGGCAGGCAATATAATCTATTTCGATTTCAGAAAGGGGGAATAGGCGTGAAAAAGCAAATGGCGATAACGGCCTTGATAATCATGGCGCTCGTCCTTCCTGCGGCGGTTGCAGAGGAACCCGTTGATCTATCCCTGCCCGGAGAATGGTATGCCTCGCTTATTTATTCAAAGGATTACTGCATGGCATATAGGAACGAAGATGGATATACCTATTCGAGTAGCACCGTTCTCTTTGAAATATCCGAGGACGCTCAAAACATCCGCCTAACAATCCATGAAGAAGATGGAGATGCGGAAGTTGTAGACGCGAAATATCTTCACGTTTCCGATTCCGCTGACCTTATCTATCGAATTGACGGGCAATCACTGTATGCCTATTTTCTTGAGAAGCAGGATAATGAACTCAATAAGTCCGGTTCCGACAGGGCGTGCTACACACTTTCGGATTCAAAGAAAATATTGTTCACTGGCGATATGGTAATCCCGAAGTCTGGTGGCGAAACCGTCGAATACTTGCTTTCAGATGGAACACTTCACTTTCTTAGTGGAAGCGAGTACGAAAGCGGGAATGTGTATATGTACAGTGAGGATGTTTTTGTGTGGCGTATGGATGGGGAAGAAGTAAAACTTGGTGATCACAGCATTGGAAACGCATGGATGCTGTTCATTCGCGCTAGTGCGTTGAAATAAAAAACCCGCCCCTGCGCAAACAGGAAGCGGGCTATGCGAACCGACGACCACCAACACCACATTGTCAGTCAACTCGGGCTTCGCCATACCATTATAGCATGGTATGGCCGGGAAAGGAAGGCGCTCTATGAAAATTCTCCCCGGTCGGCGCGCGGCGGCGTATGCCAGATACTCCACCGCAAACCAAACGAAACTATCCATCGAGCGACAACTTTATGGGATCGAGCAATATTGCGAGAATGCGGGGTTGAACATCGTCGGGTATTATGCCGACGAGGCCACCACCGGCACAAATATGGATCGCGCGGATTTTATGCGCCTGATCGCGGACGCCGAACAGGGCTTAATTGATTGTGTCGTCATATACGATATGACGCGCGGTTCCCGCGACATTGCGGACTGGTTCACATTCCGCAAGGAAATGAAGCGGTTGGGCATCCGCGTGATCTCCACCACAAATAAGCTCGGCGACATCGATAATCCGGATGATTTTCTCACCGAAGGCGTCACCGCCATTCTCGGCCAGCACCAGGTGCTCCAGTATCGCCGGGATTCCATTGGCGGCAAAAAGGCCCGTGCCCGGAAGGGCATGTTCTGCGGCGGAATCCCACCCCTCGGTTACGACGTGCGGGACGGGCGCTATGTCACCAACGAGCGCGAGGCCGCCGTTGTGCGCATGATATTCGACATGTACGCTGGCGGCAAATCCTACAAGGAAATCCTCGCGGAAGTCTACAAGACCGGCGTCACCGGGAAACTAGGCCGCCCCATCGAACCGAATACCCTGCATTACATCTTGAAGAACGAGCGCTATACCGGAACATTCGTCTGGTTTGAATATGAAATGCGCCATATCCATAAATGGGTCGGGCGCAAAAATGACGAGGACGACGTGATCCGCATTGAGGACGCAATCCCGCAGATCGTCCCGCCGGAAACCTGGGCAGCGGTAAAGGCGCGCATGGAATCCAACAAGAAGAATACTATGAACAATTCAAGGGCCGAGGATCGGTATTACCTTCTCTCCGGAATTGTTCGTTGCGGGAAGTGCGGCGGCCCGTTCTCCGGTATCACCACCACAGTCAAGTTTCGTCAATATAAAAAATACCTTTGCATCAACAAGAGAAAGCAAAAGAATTGCAAGTCGAAAGACATCAGGGCTGATAAACTGGAAGCGTGCGTTCTGGATATACTTCGCTCCCGTGTGCTCGTGCCGGAGTATTTATCGGCGCTCGAAGATAAAATCATTTCTGGTGCGAAGCAATCCTCCGAGCGCGAAGCGATTCGGGCGGAAATCCAGTCCATTGACCGGAAGAACGCAAATCTGTTTTCCGCTATCGAAAATGGCCTTTCCGCGCAGGACACCATCGACCGAATCAACGAAAATGCAAAGAGAAAAAAAGAGCTTGAAGAGAAAATGGCGCGCCTTCCGTCCGTGCAGGGTATAGATAGAACAGCCGTGAGAGCCGTCCTCATGGCAGACGTATCCCGCTCCCTGGAAACGCCGAAGGCGCAGAAGGAAGTTATCCAGCGATACATCCAGTCCATTACGATCTACGACGAGTACATTGACCTGGTTGTATCGCCCGACCTTACGCGCTACACCACGGCAAATAAAAACGCGCTGACCAACTGCAAAAAGTTAGTCAACGCGACTGGCTCCCCAGGTAAGACTCGAACTTACAACCCTTCGGTTAACAGCCGAATGCTCTGCCATTGAGCTACTGAGGAATATCAGGGATAGACGTGGGGAGACTGTCTGGAACGGGGGAATCGCCGTAAAATCGGGCACTTTCCAAAGATTTGGGTGGAACCCGCAGGGTTTGGGCAACCGTAACAAATTTACGTGGAACCAGCAGGGTTTGGACAGCCGTTACGAATTTACGTGGAACCTGCAGGGTTTGGGCCGCCGTTACAAATTTGCGTGAAACCCGCAGGGTTTGGCAGCCGTTACGAATTTGCGTGGAACCTGCAGGGTTTAGGCAGCCGTTACGAATTTGCGTGAAACCCGCAGGGTTTGGACAGCCGTTACGGATATGGGAAATCGTCTTACAATCCGGCAACCGCCACGAATATGGGCGGAGCCGCCGGGTTGGGAAACATTACCGACCGGAGAAACCGTCTTCGCGCTGGGATGGCGCCGCAATTGTGCCAAACGCCATGTATCGCGCGTGTGCCGGGCGCGGCACGGACGCATACCAAACTGCGCATCGCGCATACGGAGCCGCACTGTGGCGCGCGCCGCGGGGAAATTCCTTCCGCCTCTGCGCCTTCTCCCGGACGCTTCTTTCTTCTACCACAAAACCTTTGAAAAAATCGGGAGCAGGGTGGAGATTTCACTCTCTTCCCCACTCCCTCGTGGA